AAGAAAAAATAAGCTCAGGGAAACATTTTCATTACGTTTTGTGCCTGAGCGAAGCGAAAGGAATGGATATAACAATGATAATACATCACTATATAAAACCATCTGTACGCAAAAATCAGTTGACGCAGCGATTTTGCAGAACTCACTATTTATCCTCTCAGCTGATATACTCTCTAAATTCCGATACATCTTATGCAAAACATAAGCTGTATTTGGTTCAAGAACAAAATTTAACTGAGAAGCAAATCTAACGGCACGTAAAATTCTCAAAGCGTCTTCAGCAAACCTATCTTCTGGTTTACCAACACACTGAATTTTGTGATACTTTATATCTTCCACGCCATTAAACGGATCTACAAGACCAACTTCATCATTGTATGCCATAGCATTAATTGTAAAATCTCTACGCTTTAAATCCTCTTTAAGACTTTTTGTAAAAGTCACTTTGTCTGATCTGCGATTGTCAGAATAATTACCATCAATTCTGTAAGTTGTTACCTCGTATGGTTCGCCATCAACGACAATGGTTATTGTTCCATGCTGTAAACCAGTTTCAATGATTCTTTTGTCCTTGAATATTTCAAGCGTCTCATCAGGTGTGGCAGATGTTGTAATATCATAATCATGAATTGATCTTTTCAAAATGCTATCACGGACGCATCCGCCAACTAAATATGCTTCGTATCCTTTTTCTTGGAGTGTATGAATAATCTCATTTGCACCAGACGGAATTTCAATTTTTAATTGTTTCATGCAAATCCACCTCGATATGTTATATATATTATTATATTTTATGCACTATATGTTGTGTCCAAAAGAAATGCGAGTTTCTTTGCTTCACTTTCTGTTTCTTTCAAGACGCTCAATTTTATCCTTTTCACTATCTGCTCTATTAAAAGGAATAACTCTACCATCTTCAATACAGGTCAACATTACAACATTTGCTTTGTTGTCTATTGCATCAAATTGCTGCTTATGCACTCTGACAGTTCTAATCGAACTAAAATCTACATTAAAACTCATAATTTATACTCACTCTTCCAACTCATATTCCTTGCCCTTTAACGACTCGATAGCAGCTTCTTTTGAAAAGAATACAGTCTTGCCAATACTGTTTTTCGTGAAAGTTCCGCAATAACAATGTCTACCTCTTACAGAAAACGTATATCTTGCTCTAATCTGTTTCTTACATACATGACATTCTTTGATTGAATATACATCATGATAATCTCTGTTAATAACCCATACAGTCTGTCCAATTTCTACGTCTGGAATAGTATTCTTCTTATACTCATCAAACACTTCTCTTAATGACATTTCGTGTTTATTCCAAACTCCATCATTAATATCAAATCCACTATCTGATAGAAACTGTAATAATTCGTCAATGTCTACCAACTGCTTATTAATTAATTTATCAGCCATTAATTATTCTCCTTTTGTTCTACATTGAACGTGTAATCACCCCAATATAAATCATCAATATCTTTACTCGCCATTTCAAACGGCATCTTATACTCTATAATCAGATATGATCTTAATTCTCCCATATCAGAAAACTCTTTTCTTTTTACTTCTCTTGTACTATATCCATCATCATAATCTTCCTCTACAATAAGAGTAAGCACATTAGATGTCATGCCAAGCAGCTTCAGAATCTCTTTAGCATTTGAATCATCTGTCATTTCAGATAAAAGAGGTTTAATGAACTGATTTTTCTTAATCTCATTAACTATCTCATCATTGCCAACCACATGATTGATTACTTCTAATGCAAAATCAAACCATTTCAGTCTCAATAATCTTTCAATGAAACGCCCTAAATATGAATTTGAAATATCATGCAACTGAACAATTCCAGTATTAATCAACTCTTTTGCATAATCATGTGCCTTTTTTAAGTCGTAAAAACTTGTTACTTTGGCAGGATCGAATGAATATCCGCCATCAAAAGGATGAATCATATCACATAAGTAATGTTTACTCTTAGTCATTTTATTGAGCTTATCCAATATTTCAAATGCTTTTTCTTTGTAACCAGGATTGCCTAATGTTCCATTGTAAAATATCTTGTCCTCTAAATTGAAATAATCGTAATGTTCTACAATATTCTCAAGCAATTCATCAGTAGTCTTAATTTCTTTTTCTACTCGAAACTCTGATACATAATATTTACGATATGCATCCTGTTCACTTTGTAATGGCTCTATGTAAAATACTCTATTATATTCAGGAATACCGTCAAACAACATTCTGACTGCAAAATCATCTGTACAATTGGTACGAATTTTATTGTTATACAAATTCACATGACCAGATTCAAGCGCCGAAATACACTCCTCGTATTTTTTTATGTCTTCTTTGTATTTTTTATTCTGTTCTGCCGTAGTTCTCTTCATGCCGTTTTCAGGGACTGGCTTATTTGGTTCTGACATTATAATGTACTTACAACTTGACGCAAAATCTCTTACATTCCTTTTTTCTAAGGGGAAATAATAGTATCCCATTGTTTGTCTCCTTTCTTGCCGTTCTAATTTCCAAATGAAAGAACGATTTCGTTTACTTATATCTACGTTTTGTCGGGAATCCGGCAAAATCGGAATGGGCTGACTGGCTATGACACCAGCCAACCCTAAAAATTATTTATTTTTGCGCTTACCGACAATAAAACCAGCTGCAAAACATCCGAAGAGGACTAAGATAAAAACTCCAATATTTAGAACGATCATGCCGTAATTCCTCACTCAATGATCTTGAATGACACGTCTGTGCGTCTATTCATTGCTCTGTGCTCTTCTGTATCATTATCGACAACCGGATTGCTAGAACCGTTTCCAACAACTACAATTCTGTCAACAGAAATGCCGTTCATGATGAAATAATTCTTGACCGCTTCCGCTCTCTGAAGAGACAGCTTTTTATTATACTCGTCTAACGGATCGGAGTTTGGATTTGGGTCGGTATTACCGGCGATCTCAATAATTGCACCGTCAAGAACCTTTGCGATGTTAATGAACTTATCCAGTTCTTCGGACGCACTCGCAGAATCAGAAAACTTCGCGGTATTCTTTTCAAAAGTTACAGATGCGGAACCGCTCAGAAGCGCCTGAGTATCCTCAATCGTCTGCTTATTCTCTTCTGTCACTTTCACAGTTTCTGTGTTGGATACTTCTGTTGTATTGAAGTTGTCCGCAATCGCATCGATATATGTATCGTCGAAAATTGCATCTACAAGGCTTGCATTCACACTTTCTCCAATAGAAGTCCATACGTTGCACATATCCGAATAAATCGTTTTTGCTGTACCATTCAGCAGATCAGAATTATCCTTCCATGTTGTCAGTTTTGCTGTTTTTGTGCTTGCAATAATATCTTCGTCAGATGCAGTGTTGAACATCGGCATTACTTCTCTTACAGCATCAAACTCGGTATCATACATAGAAGAGGCCTCTAATGCACCCTGAATAAACTTTTCCACAACATCTGGATGTGCTTCTGCAAATTCCTTGTCAAACAAAATGCCGTCCATTACAAGATTCGTAGAACTTGCCGTACTAAATAAAACATGTGCATCAGTCATATTCTGAGCCTGAGTCAGATAGGGCTCCCATGTAGCGGCCACATCTACCTGTCCAGCGAAGAACGCTTTTGCTGTATCATCAGCAGTGGAGAATAAAACCAGATTGTCAATAATCTCAGATTTCTGCTCATCAGACAGATCAGAATTGTTCACAAACCAAACAACTAGAGTCTGCGCTTCTGAAAATTCTGGAACGCCAATCTTTGCGCCGACAAGATCGTTCACGGACTGAATAGAGGATTTTGCAATAATACCGTCGCCACCGTTGGAATAGTTTGTGATAAACGGCATAACCACTTCTTTTCCGGCATCGGTAAATTTCTGAGACAGGAATGCTGTTCTATTGATTGTATAACCCGCAGCATTCAGATCGCCTTTAATAAGAGCGTTGCTAGACTGTGTTGCGTCGTTGATTATATTGATGTTTACTTTGATACCAAGCTTATCGTAGATAGATCCGGGCTGCGTAGTTAATCCCTGGTTGCCATCGATAATGGACTTCCAGCCCGTCCATTCATCCAAAGACAGATTGATCGTTGCGTCTCCGTCGGTCTTTTTCGTAGAATTTTCACTGGATGGTGTTCCGGAATCAGATGATGTGCCCTTGTTAGCTGCTACGACGTTTTCCTTCGCATCGCTAGAAGCGGCAGTCTTGGTCTTAATAAAACCAGTTTTCAATCCGGCAAAAACACCTCCGCCAATTAAAGCCACGATTAAAAATACGATTAGAATTTTCGAAGCCTTCGTAAGTCTAAATCTTTTACTCATTTCCTTTTTTCTCCTTATTTATTGTATTTTTTCTTTAAACTTTCTAAGTAGGCGTTGCTGCTATTTTTCTTGGCTTCAACCTCTGCTTTTGAAAGTTTTGTAGACATTTTGTTGTTGTGTACCACCTTAGAACCTTCTACAATCGCATCAAGGTCCTTGTTTTTATCACGAACTGTATCCAACAGCTTATCTGTGGCCGTAACACTTTTCAGCTCGTCCATATCGTCGTAGACTTCCTGCAACTGTTTTTTCACCTTCATGTTTTCAACTACTTCTTTGCTCTCGCGTTTCAGCTTTCTGAGATTCTTCTCGCACATTTCCTGCGCATCTTTTGCTGTATTGGCGGCGTCTTCGTAAGCTTTAATCAGCTCCTTGTAACGTTCGATGTCAGAAATAATTTCCTCATGTTCATCCGCCTTTAACTGAGCCAGATCCATCTTATTAGCCTTTACAAGTGATTCGCATTCCGATTCGACCTTTTCCAGCTTTGCTTTCAGATTTTTCATATCTCTCTGCGCATTACTCAGTTTCCCGGCAGCAATTCGATAAGCGTTATCCGCTTTATTATATCTGTCCTGCGCTTGATCGATTTTTTCACTGTAAATGGCTGCAGCTCCCTCTGGAGTCGATGCCATATCCTTAATAAACACCCTTGTAATCCCGGAAAATAACGTTCTTGCTTCCGGAAACATGATGAAGATTAAAATAATGAGAAATACGACTGCGGCAAAAATTAACTTTCCAAGTTCCACTTATTCCGCTCCTCCTTCAACAAATTTAATTAGTCCAGAAATTCTTCCGATCTCCGCATTGATAATAGTTTCAGAATCTTTCATTTCTGCTCTCTTATCCGAAACTTCTTTTTCTAGGCGTGCGATTTCCTTTTTATGATCCTCGATTTCAGAATCTCTATTGGAAATTTCGTCATTTCCATCGATCAGAATTTTTTCAAGAACACTTTTCAATGTCTCAACTCTTTTTTCTCCATCCAGATTCACATCTGTAACTGTAAGCCCGAAAACTCCCAGTGTAGCCAAAACTGATGTTCTTTTTGTTTCAGTAACCATCTCTTTTGGAAGGGAATTGATTAAGTCTTCAACTTTAAAAATCGACTTAGACTTATCAAGAAGTTCGTTTTGAGTGTAAACATCCTCAATAAGCGAATCGGTATTTACCGAATCAAGCTCTACCGGGATGGTTTCATCCTCAACATCGTAATTGCATTCTTCGTCCAATTTTTCTTCTGGAACTCGTTCAACAAAAAAATCTTTAAATCCCATCTCTGTCCTCCTAGACATTAAAATTTTATAATCAGATCACACATTTTTTTAGCTTCTTCCGCACTATGCGTAACCATAATTATCGTATTACTCGTTTTTTGGTGCCGATCCATAATAAGATCCTGCATCCTACATCTCGTATCCACGTCTAACGCAGATAGCGGCTCATCCATAAGCAAAATTTCTGGACTCATAAACAACGTTCTGGCAAGCGCAAGTCTTTGTCGCATTCCACCAGACAACTGCTTCGGATACTTATACTCGTTTCCGCTCAAACCTACGACATCCATCATCATTTTTGCTTTGCCAACATCCTCGGTCGTTACTTTTCCTTTTACTCTCTTAGCGATAAGGATATTGTCCAGACATTTCAGCCAATCAAACGACGTGTAATTTTGATGCATCATGTAAACGTTATTTTTACTTGCTTTAGTAACATATTCTCCGTTTACTAATACGTCTCCACTTAAAGGTTTTGCTAATCCTGCGATTGTTCTTAAAAGAGTGGTTTTCCCACATCCAGACTCCCCTAGAATTCCGTAGATTTTATTATCAAACCTGTAATTAAAATTTTGCAGCAATGGTTTGTCTCTGCTATATCCGGTATATAAACTCTTTAGTTCAATCATCAATATATCTCCATTTAAAAATATTCCTAACTAACCATTTTGCAGAAAAATCAAAGATAATGCTGATAATCACAATTACAATAATTGCCATAAACACTAAATCTGTTCTTCCTCTCGACGAAGACTGCTGTATTGTATAACCGATTCCATATTTGGCGTTGATACTTTCTGCTACCGATATGTATGTAAATCCAATACCGTACATCATGATAAAGCTATTCATAACGCCTGGAAGAATCGCCGGAATCTGTATTCTCCAAATTGTTTGAATCTTACTCATTCCAATCGTTAGCCCAGTATCAATCAAATCTGGATTGATTTCTTCTAAGCAGAGTACAACAGACGGCATCATATATACAAAAGTTGCAATAAATAGGAATACAACCTTCATAATTTCTCCAATTCCGAACCACATAATTAAAAGCGGATAGAACGCTGTGACCGGAATATATCTCATAATTCCAATAATGGGGTTTAAAATGTCTTTTGCGATTTTTGAATTATAGACTAGAAGTGCCGTTGGAAATGCGATTCCTCCAGAAACGAATGTAGCGATTGTTATTCGCAGAAATGAATATTTTATTGCTTTTACTAGTTGTCCAGTCTTAATCATTGAAATTAGATCAACAAACACAGTTTTCGGCGCTGGAACGAACAAAGGATTTACATGTTTCGCTGCAATACTCCAAATCGCCAGAATAGAAACCAGCAATACAACTCTTTTTATAAAAGTTTTCGTTTCTCATCCTCCTGTGATTCAAACTCAAGTTCATGGCGCTTTTTCCACTCGTCCAGTTCCATATGGCATACCCACTTTGTAAAATATCCAGAGGTTACAGTTTTCCAGACGCCAGATACTAAGAGAACTTGTCCGTAATAGAACCCGTCGGGCTTATACTGTTTAATTCTCGCTCTCATTAGCTTTCTCCTCTTTAGGCGCTATAGAACACATTTTTTCACACGCTTCAATCACATCGTTTGAACTCAATCTTCTGCGCACGCCGTTTTTCTTCCATTCGAAATAAGTTTCACCATCATCGAAACCTACAACCATGCCAGATCTTTTGTTCGGGATTTCACTCGAAATTTCTTCGCACATTTTCATGATGGCTTCCGGTGTGTACGTATTATGTAATTCATCTGGATGTACTGCAAATAAATGTTTTCGCAAGATTCTTAAAAAGTCATTTACCTCACTCAATCATCTTCATCTCCTTTCTCTATGTCGTTTGGAAAAGTCAAGCAGAACATACCTGCTAAAAGCGAAAGCGGACACAAAAGAAAGATCTTCACAGCATCGTTAAATATCATCGAAATGGTCAATGTTTCGTTTTTGAACGCAAAAACAACGTTTAAAATTGGTTTCAGAAACGTAGCATATGCACCAACAAAAACGATCAGTACAATCGCCGCAACATTCAATAAGAACCATGTGAACACGCCAATATATTCTTTTGCAACCGCTTTAAACTCTTCTACTTTATCACTCATTTACTTATTCTCCTAACGCAATCTTCCTGTATTCTTCCGGCGTCAGAACACCACGCAGAAAATCAATTCTGTCGCCAAGATGCTCGTCAAGCAAATAGAAATATGCTTTCGCCGTATATTCTTTAATCTTCTCAATTCCTTCTGCCGGTGTAATTTCCGATTCGTCCACAGAAGTAATTGCAACGCTGGTATGAAAATGCGCATCATAATATTGCTCAAGCAAATAAAGCAACTGCTCTTTCGAAAGGTTTTCCAAATTCTTTCTTCTATCTTCCGTCACTGTGTAACCTCCACTTTTTTATACTCTATTTTGAATTTTTGTCGTGCAGTTTTTCTTCTGTGGCAATTCGTTCCCATTTATCGCACCAGTATATTAACGCTGGAAAAACGAATGCAATCGTTAAGCATAATGCCATAACTATTGCACCGTCCCAATCCAATCCTCCGTTGGATTTATTTTCGTGAATTACAACAGGATCAAATAGATTTCCAGCAAACATCCATCCTTTATTGTTTGAATCAAACACATCAGTCAATGCAAAATTTAATACTATGTATAATAATAGAAACAATACGAACAACACCATATCTACACCTCCTCAACCCATCCTGGATAAATCATATTCTTGATCGGTTCAGCACGGCTAATATTAATAGCGGCAACGTGATCTGCATTGTCCTGATAACCGCATTCAATACACTTGAAATATGCTTGTCCATATTTTCCTTTGGGTCTATTCTTAGGATCTTTCTTTCCACAAAAAGGACAGGTTTGTGAAGTGTAGCGTCGATTTACTTTCATTACGGTGATTCCCACTTCATTTGCTTTCTGAATAATTTTTTGCTGTAGACTAAAGTAATCCCAGTCGCCCAAATTCTTCTCATCTTTTTCCTGTCTTGTAATCCCTGTAAGATCTTCCATTTTAATTACGCCGACTCTATACTTGATGGCATCATCCACAATAAACCTTGACCAATTTTCGTTATCCGTATCGTTTCTATTCCGTGTTTTATGCGTATCTCCATTACAATCACTGTCGTACTTGCATTTTCTTCCGTGTCCATTTCTGGAGTTGAACTTCATATCTCTCTGCCTATCTGACCTTCGCTTCCTATCAGCGCAGGCTTGCTTGTAATGCTTGCTATTTCCATATTTCAGCTTTTGACAAATATCATCGCTAATAGTCGCATAAGCCGGAACTGCCCATCCAAGATCAATTCCCATGATTCTGTCCGGATCTAATGTTTTTAAAATCGCATCATCCTTATCATATGAATAAGTAAGCTGAAAATAATATTCCATTCGCCGTTTTCTTTTGTTCCATTTAGACTTCATTGATGAGTCTCCGATTTTGTAACCAGAATTCTTATCCATCAATTTTTCCATCACTTCTTCTAAATCGCCACGTTTTCTCGTTCTAAAACGAAATTTAAGTCTATTAGAATTGATGTCGATCGGTATTATTTCTGTCACCCATTTTCCAGATTCGTCCATGTATTTCTTCGTGCCATGAATGTTACCTTTGGCGTTTTTATTCAATAGCGGAAACTCCAAAGAATAATACCCTTTTTCCTTATTAACACATTCTATGTTGGGACCAATCGCCCTAATGTAAATAGGATGTTTTTTAGTAAAAGACATGGGCGGATTTCCATCGCCTTTTTTTATTTTCTTTTCCCAACTATTTTCTCCGCAAAAATAATTTTTATAAACTCTCTCACTTATCATACCTGTGGCACCGGAATACTGATATTTACAATGTTCTCTCGCAACAGAATATAAAACATTTCTTATCTTATCTGTTTTGTATTCCGATTCCAGCCAGTTCTTATCTTTTCCTAAAGAATAATAAGCGTTGCAAATGCAAACATTTTGATTGCTCGCTTTGATAGTTTCATCTTGTAAAACTTTAAAAATTTCATCAAACACTTTCCAATCCATTGTTGGATAATCAATACAATCCAATTTAATTGATTTTGTTTTCGTTGATCTATTATTTGACATTTTCGTTCTCGTTTCTTTTTTTTTATTTTTTGCAGCAATAACCATTTCCACTCACGCGTGCAAGTTGCATCCATAAGTTTGCAACCAGAACACCAGTCATATCTCTTTCAATTCGCTCACGCGTGCAAGTTGCATCGCCGATGAGTTGGTAAATGCGATCAACGAGTATCAGCTTTCAATTCGCTCACGCGTGCAAGTTGCATCAGCAAAAATCCACAAAAGACACTTCTTGTATTCGTGCGAATTGCTCGCCCTACTGACCCGGCGAGATGGGTTTTACAAATGTAAATCCTTCGACGAGTGTTGCGCCCACCAAACTTAATTGGCTTTACGGCGTACTTCTCGACTAGGCGGAGCGTGCGAATCTCTCAGGAAAACTATGTATACTTCCGGTTCGCACCTGCGGTTAGTTCCCGCTAAAGGCCGCTCTAATATGTAATATGGATAAACCGGCTTGAACAAGCCTAAAAGATTTGCTAAAATGAATCTTGAATGTAGTTTATCCTATATTCTATTCTCACGAGGACAGGTTGGTCGGTCGCCAAACTTTTCAACCTGTCCCGTTTTTTAACATACTATATATAGTGGTTTATGTTATCAGTATACACTATATATAGTGTTTTCAACCTGATGAAATTGTGTTTTCGTCGGGTCAGTCCACAAACCGTTTCAATCCACTCCAAAAACAGGGAATCGCTCTTCTCTTGAACCGATACTTCCTTACTCTCTCGTTGATTTTGTTTTTGATTTCAAGATCGTCGATCTTTCCGGTTCTGATGTATTTATCCATAACCGCATATTTAAAGCCAAGAGCATCTTCGTCTGTATTGCCACATAACCCGTCTGCCGGAACTTTTTCAACAAGATCATCCGGCAATCCAAGGGCGTGCCCAATTGCCTTAACCTCTTCTACAGTCAGATCTGCCAGCGGAGAAAAATCTCCAACCGCATCTCCCCATCGTGTTTCCCATGACAGAAGCGTTTCTGACAGGTTGCAGGTATTGGCAACTCGTCCGTTGACCGACTGTGAAACCGCATATAGTGTAGCCATTCGGATACGCGCCGGAAGGTTTGTCTTAGTCTGAGCAGACAGTGGATTACTCAAAACACCCTGAACGTTGCATTCTACTGCATTGACCGCTGCTCCGATCGGAACCACAACACGCTCAATTCCAAGAAAATCACAGAGCTTGTAGCTATCCGCAATATCATGCTGTTCGCCCTGTGGCATCAAAACGCCCAGAACTCTTTCTTTTCCGAGTGCCGCAACACAAAGAGCTGCAACGACGCTAGAATCTTTGCCTCCGGATACTCCAACAACAGCTTTGCAATCGTTGCCGTTTTCCTGGAACCAAATTGCAATCCAAGTAACGATTTTATCTTTTATTTCAATCGCGTTAAAACTGTTCATCTTTAATCTCCTTTCTCACTCTCATGTTGATATCGCCAGTTTTAAACCTATCCATCATCCTTTGTCGCACCTCCACAACTCTACTTCGCAGTTTGGAAACACATACTCGATGATTTTGTAAACCTCGTCCCAATCAGCTCCACCTCTGGCACATCCGATTTTATACGGCATTGCGATTTTACCTTTGGCGAAGGAATACTGTGCGATCCATGCTATCGCTCCAAAACATTCCAACAAAGCATTTATATCTGTATACCGCTTTCCATCATAACCATACTTATTTTGCGCAAATAAATTGCAGATCAATTGCTTTTCCTGCGGGATGGCTCTGAATGGATATCCAACAAGGCTAGGATCTACCGGAACGACCTGAACTTTTCCAAGCATTTTCGGTGAAGCCGCTTTCTTATACTCTTCATAGACATGCGGAAACTTTTCTCTTACCTGTAATGCAACACCAGATCTCATCTTACCCATGCAATTTACCTGATGGCAGATGAATTTTGCATCCGTATCAAACAAATCTCCGTCGATAATTTTAATCATCCATTCAGCCTCTTTCTGATCTCCACGAAGCTATCTTCTCTTACTAATACTCCATCTTTAAATACAGTTGTAAGCAAACTTCCGTCCGGAATGCTTTCAGAAGTATAACCATCATGGCAAACAAAATTTCCATCTTTTTTTGCGACATAGCACAATCCTTTATGAGACTTCTTCAGATTGTTCCGGTCTGTTTTCGGATTTTTCTGAATGGTATATTCTTTGCCATTTACAACACAATCTGTGCTCTTCATGGCGAACCCAAACGTGTCTCTTGTTAAACAAACCATTCCGTCTTCCGGCGTGCACATTGCGGTGAATGAAAATGCTCCAACTCCAAACAAGATAGTGTTTGCTGCAAATCCGAGCTGTTCCAACTGTGTCCAGATCTGTTTAATTTTCTCGTACTGGCAGCCATCCCCATAAATAATTCCGACTTTAGGATTAAGCTCCTTGTATCCTTTGGAATTTACGCTGCCACCAAAAATCTCATATAGCTTCTGAACAGTTTTTACGGAAATTTCTACGATATCTCCACTATCAGGACGAACGAGGAACTTGCCGTTATGGTTCATAATTTCGTTCTTCAGCTTTGGAAGCGTCTCTTCTACGAGTTTCCAATAATCAAATGAATCGGAAACGTAGCTGAATGATGTATTTTTATACACAGTGGTCAGCAACCTTCTCAGAAGATTTTCTTCTGTTTCGCACACTGCTAAATTACTGCAAACCGTTGCATGTTCCAGACTAACTGCGCCAATACCAATATGATTTTTCGCACAATCTGCGCCATACATCTTGTCAATATACTGCATTGCCGGAATTGTAGAGGTTTTGTCAAAAGATAACAGCCATGAGCTGCTTGCTCGAATTCCGTTATCTACACCAAGACCTCTAAATCCGAAGTCTGCCATTGCCATCGCAGGATTAGCACCATCAGTTGTCTTTTCGTAAAACTCATTTGCTAGTTTTCTATACTCGTGTGCCATTGTTGCCCAGTTACACATTCCAAAGGTTTCTGACTGGACAATGCACTCTATCCACTGCACAGTCCATGCAAAATCCGGATGCGTGTTTGTCATCTCAATACATGGAACACCCATAGAAACCTGCGATCCTTCCGGCAGCGCTTTCATTTCAATCGGTAGATATCCTAAATCGTAAAGTTTCTCAATGCGGCTCAAATCGTAACTCTGAGCGCCGATCTGCGTATCGAGATATTTCTTATACTCTGCCACAACTTCTTCTTTTGGACGCTTGAAAAACGTGTCATTCACCAGATCAATCAGGAACTCTTTGATAAATCCCTGCATCCCAAAGAAAACCACTTTATCAATGTTCTTGAACATAGATTTTCTCGGCGTAATATAGGATGTCAGCTTTGTAAGTCCTTCTGGCATAGCGTCAGGATTTGTATTTTTGTAGGTATCAGCCATCAGCATAAAAGAAATATTATTCACCTAAAACCTCCATGACTGTGATCTTTTCATGCTCACCTGTGAACAGGCTATTTGTGGTGAATAATCTTTCTACTGTATTATTCTCCAATGCCTTAATCAAAGTTCCCTTTTCTTTATCCAGTACAGAATTTTCAGTATGCGTTGCATAAGCATAAATTTTGTACGGATTATATTTTTTCAACTCTTCTGCGCTGTAGAAAAGACTTCCGCCATAAGAGACAATGTCATCGATCATCAAGATCGTTTTTCCACTAAGATCGATCCCGTTGGTTCTAACATCCAGACCAAGAATTTTCCCAGTCTTCCAGTCTCTTTTCTTTTCTCCATAGCAATAAGGAATATTAGGAAATAATTCAGAATAGCGTTTAGCGGCGCTGGAATCCGGAAAATACAATACGACATTATTTGTTGCTTCCATACTGTGAAAAACGTCTCTAATATACTTCTCTGGCGTTAAAACTACACATCCATTAAGAAGAGCGACAGAAACATCACTATGCGGATCTAAAACGTATACATTCGAAAATCCTAGCGAGTTGATAAAATCGCAAAAATATTTCAAAGTAAAAACTTCGTCCGCATTTTTCGTTCTATCCATTCTTGCATTTGGAACATACGGAAGAAACAATTCGACATCTATATCAGAAGGAAGATGTTCCTCTAAATGCCTTTTGATTAACATCAAATAAAACATTTCGCCATCATTCTCATACTTCCAGTCGATTTTAATCCCATTAGGAAAATATATACCCAATTCATCTACATCAAGATTGATTCTCGGCGTTCCATCCGGAAATTTATTGATTTCTACAATTTTTTCATCAACTTTAATCATGACTTTATTCTCCAATCACATCGATCTGACAACTCTTCATGACTTCCATAGCCGCTTTATGCTTTTCTCTCGTAACTCCAGCACAACAGCTCGCATCTACAGTAATGTTTGCGTGCGGATGAATCGCTTTAAGAATAAGTGCATTGGAAACTACGCAGATTTCGCTGCATAAACCAATTAACTCGATGTCTCCACTCATCGCCTTTGTAAACCAGCCAGACCAGCCAAAAGTTTCTTTATTGATACACTCGCAATTCGGGACTTCTAATCCGTCTACGATATTCCAACCGTCTGTACCATAAATGCAGTGCTTTACGGGCAATTTCTTTCCTTCTGGAGTGTCCAGATAATCTTCGTAATGTGTATCACGCGTAAAAATAATTCTATCTCCGCGATCCCTATACTCTTCAATTTTCTTTCGAACATTTGGAACGATTGCCTTTGCGTCTTCCGAACCAAGAGATCCGCTTACAAAATCATTCTGCATGTCCACAACAATCAGTGTTTTAATCATTTTCTTCTCCTTAATCAGATTTTTATACTGGCTGGGTAACACCAGCCAGCTTTTGTTATTCAAGTTCCGCCAGTGCCTTTTCCAGATCCTCATCAGACATATTTTCAAGTGCGGCGTCCTGTCGCTTCGCTTTAATCTCAAGGAGTCGCTGTCTCAGATCTGCATTCTTCTTCGCATCCTCTCGTGCTTTCTTTTCGGCTAATTTTACTCCAACAATATATTTGACAATTTCGATCTTATTGACGATTTCCTCGTCTTCCTTAGACTTCGTATTTAAAAGACTCTCTTCTTCCGATTTCTTTGCCTCTGCATTAAGCGACTTAAATACAGAATCAAGATTCGTAAGAGATAAATCCCAAAGATCAATTACATTAATCATTCCTCTATACGGAAACTGATAATTGTTGCGTGTTGCCACCTCAAATAAATTAATGTCTTTCATGTTAATATTCCCCTTTCTCAATTAGAATTTAATCTTCATTACGCGTTCTGTCGCGCCTTTTACCTTTACAACTAAATCTGCTCTTTTCGTCATAGAAAATCCGATTCCAGAAAGCTGATTATCTGTATTTTCTACATGACACTTAGCGCCCAAAGCTTCAAATACTCTCTTATGCTTTTCAAGGTCATTTTTTAAAAATTCATTGTAATATCCATTAGGCTCTTCTGAATTTTTGCAGCCTTTTAAGAAAAAGAATAAATGTTTATGCCCAATTCCATTCTGATCGTCAAAATAATTAGGGCTATAACTGATAACCGACACAGGGGTGAACTGATTTGTGTCCACATTCCAAATCTTGCGACTAGAGACAAGTGAAGTTCCAGACAATTTTTCTCTAATTGAAAACTCTCCATTTACAGAAAGTGTCACTTCTGCCACCTGAACATTTTCATCCTGTCTTACCGATCTGTTGCATTCAAATGCGAAAATTTCTCCGTTGAATTCGACCTCCGCTTTAAAACCCTTGCTTCCTCTATTCGCAAACTGATGCACAAAGAACTTATAAACACCAGGCTTCATACGAGACATGTCAACCCATGTGATATTTTCAACGGAAGGTCTTCCAGGCATCTGAACTGAAGGATGCCTAATGTCAATATCCAGCTGTCCGCTACATTTTGAGAAATCAGGCTTTCTGCAATATCCGTAATAAATCTCATTTCCATCCGGCTCAATACAATGCGCATCAAGGTCGCTATTGTCATTTTGTTCTTCGTTCCACATAATCGAAAATCTGAGCACACCATCAACGTTTCCGCCTGCCGCTTTTACATTCTGTCTCATGTCGGAATCAGTGATATTTCCTGCATAAGCCCACGATAACCCATTGTTCCACTTGAACATTGTCTTGGCATCTGGATTAACTGGTGCGATCATAGAAACAAAGTTCTTCTCATGTTTATTCTCCACAAAGGCCTCAATTTCTTTTGCAGTCGGAAGCACCTTATCAATAAAATCCTGCGCCGAAATTTCTTCAACTTTAGAAAATTTCTTAGGGTTTACTACAGCATCCCTTTCCATCTGTCCAAAAATATCATCAGCACCAATCATTCGCTTTGCAGCACTCTTGTTTGAAAACAACACATTATTAACGGTAATATCGTTCAGATTGGCAAATCTTCTCTGCAATGAATCCATATACCCAAGCTCTGTAATTGTTTTCTTCGCGTCTTCAAGCATCTTTTTTGTAAAAATCGCTTTGGGCCGCTTATAATTCGCGGGTGCTGTAATCTGCTCATACTTCTTAACTGCCGCATCGAGATCCATATCCTCACTTACATTAATAAGAAGTGTTCCAATAGAATGATTTCTAATTCTACCGAGAGCCATACCTGCTGTTACCGACTTCTCCCAAGCATATAAATCCTTTTCAATATCAGAAGTAAGCTTATCATATTCCTTCTTATACTTCTTGAACTCTGTAAGTACGCCTTTCCACTCTTCACCCTTGTAAAGTGTATTTGAATTGATAAGTTCAAGAATTGTATCAAGTGCATCCATCGAAATTTCATCAAGGGAACGTTTGAATACATTCTTTGTATCTCTGAATTCACCCTTGATTTCCTCGTTGGATCGATCCGTTTTGTTTACGAATTTATCCGGGAGTTTTAAAAAGAAATGATCCCACCGATAAGCCTTTCCGTTAATTTCCTCAAAATTATAATCTGTCCCAATCTTCGGAATTTTAGTTGTATAAATATCTTTTACTGCATGTGCTTTTACAAAAGAATCAAGAGCGTCGCACACCGGCTGATAGATAGTGTTTTTAACATCTAATTCCCATATTGTATGCATTTGATTGTCTTTAATTACAACAGCAGCTCCAATATTTTTAATAAACTGTCGGCAACAACTACAATCATGTTCTCTACGCTCTCTGAAAATCTTATTGGTTCCAGCAGAAAAGCTATCAAGATATGTGTTCCACAATTCATCTTTGTCAACATCTACTTCAAATAAACGATTAGATTCTTTTTGCATTTCATTAAAATGCTCATACAGCTTCTTCTTTAAAAACATGAATTCGTCCATCATTTTCTCCTTCCAATATTTGATATATTTTCATGTCCATTTTATTTACGAATTTTTTGCAGTTTCCATGTAAAGCATGTTGCCGCCAAGAAGAATAACTTTCGTCAAAATCCTCTCTCTTCATCTTATTCTCCACAACAAGCTTTGCCATTTTTACATAACGTCTTTTAGCAGCACGCTTATTTTCATTTCGCAATTTTCGGATAACCTTTCCGTCTTTTGTTACATAAGTATGAAATCCGCAAAAATCAATACCGTTTTTAAATGGAATAATCTGTGTCTTGCCATTTAATTCTAAATTGAGCGTATCTATAAAATCATACAGACAATTTAAACATTGTTTCGCATATTGCTTACTTTCAACAATTAGATAAAAGTCGTCCATATACCTTCCGTAGTATTTGACGCCCAATTCTCCTGTTACAAAACGATCCAAACCTGACAAGTACAACAGGGCAAACACTTGGCTGATCTGATTTCCTAACGGCAAACCAACTTCTTCATTTGTGCTATCAATAAATTTCTCGCATAGCCAGTACAAGTCGTTGTCCTCTATAAAAAATCGGACAATGTCTTTTAAGATTGCATGATTAATACTGTAAAAATACTTTCTAATATCACCCTTTACAATCCAGCAATTGTAACCGTATTTGTAATATGCCAATTGCATCTGAGCGCTCAAACAATCCAATCCATAAAGCGTCCCTTTGTTCTTTTGCCCTGCATAATTCGTTTGTATAAATTCAGACTTCAACTTCGGCAGCAATACATTGTCACACATACTGTGCTGCACAATTTTGTCTTTGAAAGAGCAGGATTTTATTATCCGCTCTTTCGGTTCGTAAATTTTAAATTGATTGTATGGCGAAATTTGATAAGATTTGGTTTCCAACCTGTTCTTCAATTGGTATATTCCGTCCAATGCGGTTATTTGAAACCTCAAACTACTCTTGTTCGAAGAATTATTACTTCGAACTTTACGATATGCTTTGTACAAATTTCCAAAATCGCATACTGTTTCAAAATTAGTATTATTTTCGATCGTGATATTTTACTCCTTTGTATTTATCCTTCCTATTTCAGGAAGGAAAGGATGCCTGTTCTTTTGATTGCAGGACTCTAATTTCGGTGTTTCTCCTACTCTATTTCGTCTTCTGTACCAGAACGGACGCACGCCAAAATCATTGCTACACCAGTTGTAGTTGACGTTGCCATCGTCATTGACATACTGAACATTGTTAGCGCTATAGCCTTTTTGCCAACAGGCAACCTAAAACGATCTCACCTTTTCTCATCACCTTTACGCCATGCAATCGCCATATACTTTACATCGTTGATCTCTTTCTGCCATTTTTCGACAACGCCGATTCCGATAAGCTCTAAGCTTAGAGATATTTCAACGTAGCAGGACAATTTATCACACGATGTAATTGCCTTCGTTTGCAACATAAAGCGCTCCGTTTTATTGGCATCCAATTTCAATCTGTTTGCATCAATTAGCTGTTCATATATATCAATCGCAGTATTTTGAATGCGTTTGATAATCTGAATATATTTAACCGGATACCTTTTCCTGTTCGATGTGATTCGAATCGAATCTTCCATCAGTTTTATCGCTTTAAAAATCACGCCAAGCTCTTCTGTTGCCATTTCTTATTTTCTCCTTAGTGCAAACATTGCAAGATTTAAAGATTTAAGATCTCAAGATGAAAAACGGACGCACGCCAAAATCACTGCCACACCAGCTGCAGCTGACGCCGCCACCGCCATTGACAAACCGAACACCGTCAGCGCTACAGCCCGAAGGAGTGGAATCTGGAGTTGCCAACACGTAGTATGTGTCCAGTTTACTAATTCTCTTGCGAAATCTTCTGTACAGATCGATATTTGGAATCGCTAAAAGATCTCCTTTGACTACTTCATAATCATCCAGTCCATCCAGCGATGTCAGATCCAACTCGATCGGAACAAGTTTGTCCCCAAACTGCTCCTGAAGTCGTTTTACTAAATCGCTTTCTGTTAGATCCTTTCTGACCGCAGATGTCGCATAATTGTTTGTTTTTCCAAATTCGGAAACTTTTTTATAAATACCGTCCATGAAGTAGTATGTGAGTCCCCCGTCTTTCACAGGATTCCAAGCATAGCCTGCAATAACTTCAACTTTGTCCTTCATATACTCTTTCACGGCATCTCTAAATTCCTGCTCGTATCTGCCACGATCCTCATCGAACCATTCCGGCGTCATATCCTGATCTACATTGAATCTCCACTTTTTAATCGGAGTAGCTTTGTTGCCATCCTTCGGCAACAACTCAGCCCTGACAAATCTTGTCATTGCTCCCATCGTGTTGTCCTCAACGCCCAGTTTTTCAAGCAAATCTGAATGACTTTCATTACCATCTGGCGCTAAAACAACTCTGCCTTTAAAAATAATTCCAGACTTAAATCTACACATGCCTTTATCTCCTTCTTTTGTCTTATTTGAACCGTTTATTCTTTTGTTTTCTTGTCTCAAGAATGAATTCTTTGTACTCGGAATAACTTTTGAATTGCATATATTTTCCAGAAGTTACATCCAGGCATTCCGAACCATCTACCAACTCGTATTCGTTCGAAGAAATGACGATATATAACTCGATTCCCATCTGTTTTGCATCGTTCAAAACCAGCTGAAACAGATCTTTCATTTCAATCACATTGTCAATAGAAAATCCAGAATCCATAGCGTCCAGAAGAATCCATCTTTCATTCGGCATTTCTTCTTCCTTTTCCGATTCGTCTCCCCAAATAGATCTTGCAATTGCCTGCCGTATTTTAGCTGACGGATCTCCGATGTCTCCACACCTCAGAAAATTTCCCCATTTAAAAGCAATTTCTCCAAGATTAAAAGAAATGTTTTCGCCTTCAGAAGAAGTAATCCGTGTTGCTGCCAATCCAACATCGCCATTGAACAGATTCATTTCAATAGAACCCTTTCCGTCGGTCTGGTTATCATAAGTAAATGTGGGGATTTTTTCCTTCTTTAACACATCTTTAATATTATGCAGCATTGTGCTTTTACCAGCTCCATTGCAACCAACTAACACCGTCAAGCCCGGTTTAAATTCAACCGTTTCAGCGCTGCATGTATCAAAACCTTCGTCATACGGATCTCTCCAAATTTTGATTTTTCTACTCATATTTTCTCCGTTTAACAAAGCACAACAACGGTTTTCTTTTCGTCGTTTAGCTCAATTTCTCTTTCTACAAGATTTCTGATTTCCCAATAATAATCATCCATAACCGTCATATCTCTTGGATGCGACTCTAACAGCTCAATCAGTTCTCCAACCGTCATCTGCTTGCACCCATAACCACATTTTTCATAAGCATGGCGATCGTCATTGGTCCAACACCGCCAGGAACTGGCGTAATATATCCAGCTACATCCTTTACACTTTCAAAATCAACATCGCCACACAAATGATTATTCTCGTCTCGATTGATACCAACATCGATCACAACGGCGCCTGGTTTCACATAGTCAGCAGTAATCATTTTTTCTTTTCCGACCGCAACGACGAGAATATCTGCACGCTTTGCCACTTCTTTTAAATTCGCCGTATGGGAATGTGCGATTGTAACGGTTCCATTTTCTGCAAGCAGCAGCTGTGCAATTGGCTTGCCGACAATATTGCTTCTGCCGATCACGACGCATTCCTTTCCGTCTATCTGGATACCAGACCGTTTTAGAAGTTCGATGATACCCGCAGGTGTTGCAGGACGAAAACATTTTTCTCCAACTGCAAGTTTCCCAATATTTTCTAGATGAAACCCATCCACATCCTTATGCTTATCAATCGCATTTAAAATGATCTTCTGATCCACACTTTTCGGCAACGGAAGCTGAACTAAAATACCATCCACATTCGCATTTTGATTAAGCTTTTCGATTAAGCAAACAAGTTCATCTGTTTCGATGGCGGAATATTTATAGCAAATACTTGTAATTCCAAGATCTCCACAAGCCTTAATCTTGTTTCTCACATAAACGTCGGATGCAGGATTGTTTCCAACCTGAATTACCGCAAGCGTTTTTCGCATCTGAATCCAATGTTTTTTTATATACTCTTTCAACTCGTTTTTAATCTGATTTGAAATTGCCTTTCCGTCAATAATTGTCGCCATTTTCCATTTTACCTCCTTACGCTACGTTGATTGCTTCGGTATATCTGTCGAAATCCCTCTTCATATAAAGGAAATTTGTTCTTGGATTCGGACTAAAATTGCCAACATTATAACCAGAAATCCACTTTTCGAATTCAATATCCTTATCTTCTTTGAATGAGTAAGCTACAAGCGCCAAAAGGACGCTTTTGCCAGCTTTATACAGTGGGCTGTTATCTGCAACCGTTTCGCTTAAAACGCTATCGTATAACTCTAAATCATCAGATTCCGTCTCTTCGCTTACGTTGTCTTTTACAAACTGAAGCTCTGCATTTTCAGATTCTGCCGTTTGAGATTCATCTGCATCTTCAACGGTGTTTTCAACAGTTTCTTCCGCCACTTCTTTTACGCATTCTTCCATCTTTTCTACGGGTTCTTCTGCGATGTTTTCGACAACATCCTCGGTTTTAGGATCGGATTTAATCCCAAAATACTCTTTCATCAGCCTTTCGATGATATCCAGTTTTGCCAAAACAACCTTTTTATCTTTTGTGCTTCTTGCGCTATCATATGTATCAAACGACTCGTTTTCGTACTCATCAAATGTGGTACTATGTAGATTGTCTTTGAACTCGATTAAAAAGTCATTGAATCTCTCGTCCGGAAGATTCCATTTTGTAAACCTATCAAACGACGTGAACCAAACAAAACTGTTTTTAATATTGAAGAGTTTTCCGGTTGTATCGGCATCGATAACGGTTGTTAAACGATCCAGTTCTTGCTTAAAAGTATCGAATTCCTCTTCTGTTGCATTTTCGTTTAAGAACTGACCGACGCCGCTTTTCTTCCAATTGTCAAGATGAAAAATCGCCATGATTGTGTCTGATACGATTCTGTCAGTCGCCCCTTTAATTCTGTCAGATTCTTTATAGTCTCCGCACTCCTTGAAAAAGATATGATCCTTAGAAATATCTTTGATTGCCTGAGCAATATTATCCATTTCTAAAACGCCCTTCTGATTTGTATTCATATTTTTCTGCTGATTATATCTGCCAATATGATAAGATATATCTTTGTTAGTACAATCCAAATGCTTCACCACATCGACAGGATATGAATCAAATTTTCTTTTCAATTCGGTTGGAAGATCAGAATAGTATTTCCCTCTCAGATCGTATTCGACTACTTCGGTTTTGCCGTTTTCACTTTTCTTGTGAATGTAAGTGATTGACATATCCTGTTTTTTGCTGATTGCGAAAGAGTTATTCCTGTATTCGTCAAGAGTTGTTAATCTCTGTAGTCCATCAATTAACCAATTAGTAACTGTGTTTCCGCTAATTTGCTCGCAAATTTTTACAGAATCTATATCTTCCCTTTTAATTACAGAAGTAGCCAATCCACTTTTCATAGCTTTGCTCCATTGGTCAGGCTGTCTCTGTAAAGGATGGTCATTCCTTATTTCATCCGTGCTGAACATGTCCAACAGCGTTTGTAACATATATGTATCTTTTTTACTCTTATCTCTTCCGATTACTTCCATTTCGCATTTCCTTTCTTATGAGACAGATCACAAAATAGGGAATAAAATTGATATATTCCTATATGCTTTCATAGCTTTCAAACAGTCTAAATACTCTGCCCTTGTCATATGTAAAGTGGACATTATATCGTTTTGACGATACCCATCCATAATTAACTCAGCAACTGCCCTCTGTTTTGAAGATAAATTATTTAGGTATGTCTTTATTTCTTTTGGTACTACCTTATCTTCCACCACATCATCTTCAAATCCCTTATCAAAAAAGACTTTTTCAACCAAAGCTACTTGAGTCTCCGATAACGGCGCATCCAAAGAGAAGTCGTATTTTCTAATTGGCCTTTTATTCTCTTCGTCTTTGACGCGTAACCGTTTTCCATCCTTGAACTCTGTTTCAAAGTTGCATTTTTCGTATGTATGACCGTCTCTATACCAGTCGATAGCAGCTCTGGCAAAAATACGACGAAAATATGTATTCAGTTTTGCTCCACGTTCATGATCGTAATCCTCTACGCACTGCATCAGAACTTCCATCGCCAATCCGTATGCTTCATCCCGATCAATATCGTAGAATCTCTTCAAAATTGGGTCCACAATCGACCGTAAAACTTGTAGATCATTTGCACAGAACCGGTTTATCACGTCCATCTGTGCGCTGTCGAAGTTCCATGCTTCGATTCGTTTACTTTTCATAAAACCACCTCTTCTAATACCGACGGAATACGCCGAAAATGCTTAATATCTTCACATGCTTACTTTCTCTATTGCAGAAATTACATTTTTTGTAAACTTCCGTTCCATTTGGAGAATAAGAAATAGTTTTGGACATTTTTCGACCACATCTTTTGCAATACACTTCATACCACTCCTTCCAGAATTTCATTTGCCCGCTTGAAATAGTCCGTTCTGCCACGATATTCCGCTGTGACTTCTCGTTCCATGTTTGTCTTTAGTTCTGGCAGTGGCTGCCGCTTCGTAATTCCATCCTGCATAACATGGATAAAACGAAGCGCTTCTTTAATATCCGCTCTTTTTGATCGGACATCGATCATGAGATATGTAAGTTTTGCCGCTTTGCTCGCAGATGGATTTTTACCGTTCTTCCGAACATATTCCTGCATGGCATGTTCAACATCAGACAGTGCGCTGTCGTACTTGCTCAACCCAACCTTTAATTTTGCTTCATATGAACTCAGGACATCCAACGTCCAACCGGAAGTTTTGAGAATCGCAGATGTTTCTGCATTGATCTCTTCCAGCACGGAAAAGTCAAACTCCACATCGTTGTCTCCAATAAAGGCATCTGCATTTCCTCTGTAATTGGAACGCTCCTTCTCTTCGCCGGTCGAAGTGTTCACCATCATTAAATTCCGAATCCAGGAATATTTCTTACCGCTCTTCTGCTGCAAAAATTTTGCCTGTTTGTAAGTAAATTCCTTAGCTTCCTGAGAATTTTCTGTTGGCAACAACGTTCCATTCGGCGTTTCCATCACGTAAATCTTTCCATTCGTGAGATGAAACATAAAAACATCACTCCCTTCCTTTTTCGTAAATGCTCCTTCTGCGATTTGAACACAGGACTTGCTGCTTATGAGGCAGCTGCTCTAACCAACTGAGCTAAAGGAGCAAAAAGAGTAAACTTAATAGAAGTCCAAGAAGTTTTGCACTTAAATATTCTCCATATTTAATTAAAAAAACGTTAATTGGATTTTTGTTACAGAAATTGTCGTGAATAGAGGATAAACCTTGACTTTTCGATTAAACTATGTAAAAATGAAATCGAACATAATTTCTGTATATCGTCTTGCTGGCGTATCAGATTAAGTTCAGAGAGAAGTCACTCTTCCACATATGAGGTGCCCGCCTCGTGGAATGAGTGGCTTTTCTTGTTTCATCCGATATTTGCATTATAAAACCGAACATTTGTTCTGTCAAGTGCATTTCGAACATTCGTTCGGTTTGTTCTATTCCTTTAAGGATGGTGGAAATAAAATTGTACTCATTTTTCCAACCGGTTTGATATGATAAATATCCTGCTTTTCCGTATAGCACTTCAACATATCCATAAGCTCGTCTGCCGCTAACGCTATTGTTTCTGCCTGCTTGATAATTTTCTCGGCTTCCGGCTTGCTCTTTTTTACGAAAGAAATCGTCTCGGTTTCGTTTTCAAGATCTCCTATGGCAACCAACACCATCTGATGTTTCCCTTTGCGACTATACTTCAACGCGTCTTCTATAGACATCTCAACATATGTCATATCAGCACCTCCCCAAAAAATTAGCCATATACGCATTGAAGATATTTTTTCTATCCTCTTCGTCTGTGATATGCCCCATGTATTTTTTAATTCTCAGTTTAGAAATCTGTTTAATGGCTTCTGCTAATACCATAGAATCAACCGTTAGACCATTTTCCTCTCCCGCCCTAATAAGAGTATGCGTCGGCTGATTCACTTTTTTAATCTGAGATGTAACAGGCATTACAATGGTTGTTGTTCCGTAATGGTTTCCTAAATTATTCTGGATTATAATAGCAGGTCTTACGCCACACTGAACGGAACCAGATTGTTCGTTGCCAAAATCAACTAAAACCACATCAAACTGATTGTAATCTGCTTTCATCACGCATCCTCCTTTCTTCGTTTATTCGGACTTATTTTCTTTCTATATTTTGGATTATATATCCAGTTAAAATTGTTGTCAAGAACAATTTATTGTTTTGTAAAACAATTTATTGTTTTATGGAACAATTTTGCAAAGTTGTGTTTTTTGGTAAAATATGGTAAAATTTTTATGTGAATCAAACGAAAGGGTGGAAAACATGAAAGTTATTTTAGGTCAAACGCTCAAAGACAAAAAAATGACACAAAAAGAATTGTCATCCATTATTCATATGCAGCAATCCAGCCTTTCTAAGTTTATTTGTGGAAAAACTACACAAATTAACTACTCAACTCTTGACAAAATCTGCACTGCATTAGAATGTGAAGTGTCAGATGTTTTAAAAGCCGAACATGTAGATCTATATGATTAGAAACGAAATTCGTCTTTCGTTCCCTACGCGATGCGTCTTTCGTTTCCACTGTTGATCGCAGCTTGATATACCATCAGCGGATCTTCTCCGTTCTGAATGGATTTTATTACTTCCAGAATGATCGCACTGTAATCGTCTGTCTTCATTGAGATAACTGGCATATTTTTGATGATCTTATCTGCGTTTCCGGCAAGAACGTCACGAATGAAATTTCCGTGATCTTCCAGATACCGACGTTTCTGTTCTTCGATCATACCAATGTAAACATATGTTTGTTCTACGGTTGCATGATTGAACAATTTCTGCAAGGACAAAATACAGTTAGGATCGAACAGATGAGTCTTATAAATCCAATAACCAAACGTCTTTCTAAGGCTATGCGAAGATACAGGATATTCAATCTTACAATCTTCCACAGCTTTTTTCAGCTTTTTCCTGTAGTTATCAGTCTGCCATTTTACAGCATCAGTCCATTCCACTTCGTAATATAAGTATTCCCCAAGAGTTGCGTATTCTTTATACTTTTTAAACCCATTTAAAATTCTTTCCTTTCTATCGTCCGATAAATCCTTGTTTGCACACCACTGTTCAAACGCAATATTCTTGTAATCAACAGTTTTTTCGCGCTGCTGCCATTCCCATTTTGACTTATGGTAGAAAATAAAATTGTCCAGATTGTCCGTCGGATGAATATACGGTTTATGCTCCAAATATGTTTCAACTGCTTCGAAAACCATACTACTGACCGGAATCCTTGTAATTTTCCCAGTTTTCTGCTCTACGATTGTGTCGATCTCCCTTTTCTTTTTGCCATTTTCGTAGTACAGATCAGACCATTTCATCTTCACTACGTCTCCGATACGACGTCCGATCAGAATCTCAAGCATCGTAATAAGATATCCGTCCCATTCATCACTATTCTCGAACCACTCAATTACATTTTTGATATCTTCAATATTCCAAAACGGTTCAACTTCCGTTTTTCCTCTCTGCTTTGATGCATAATTTCGCTTCTGCGCCATTGTTCAATCTCCTTCCTGAGATATATTCTCCAATTTTGAGTACAAAAAATAGAAGCATGGCAGCCACGCTTCTAATGTTTGAATCTATGTTTATGTTTATCTTAGGAAACACTGCTTTCTTTGACCTGGAAAGCATAAGACAGGTTCCGTGCATGTACAGCGCGGACTATGTAATTATTACTCCGTTACAGCAGCAGAAATATCATATCCATTCTTCTTTAAAAGCTTTCTGACATAATCAAGACCTTTTCTGGTTGCATATGTAACCGATCTGAACACGCCATCTCTGCAGCGAGTTTCCTTCACAACGAATTTGCCTTCATTCCGGAATCTCTCGTATGGAATATTGGTCATATCATTATTATAGAAGAAAACGCCATGATCTCTGAGAAATTCCATTAACTTATGATGTCCAATACCGAGTTCTTTTGCGACGGTGTTCATTTGCATGTAGTCGCTGGTATCCATCAGGTCGTCATACACTTCGCGCAGTTCCGAGTTCTCTTCTCTAAGCTTCTTGTTCTGTGTGAGAAGATCGTTCACCATATCTGCCTGAGTTTCCGGCGAAAAAGATGGGAAATATTTCTGGACCATTTCCTCTTCTCTACCCGGCTGGATCGCAGCACCAGTCTTGCGGATTGCTTTCAGATACATTTTAATCTCTTTCTTCAATGGTTTTGCAATCTTTTTTCTTGACAACATGCACGCATCGTAAAGCCCGTCTTCTGTAAACACCGTCGTCTTCTGCATTCCGCCAAGGGTACACACTATCTGTGTATCCTTATCTTCGTCGTCCACCTTACGCGCAACAGTATAGCCGTCTCTTTCGTCCAGCCATTCTGCAACATCTGTCGCTACAAAATACGGTTCCTCAACAGATCCATACATTTTGATCTTTTTACCAAGAATTTCCGTCTCAGCGACCATTTCTAAAACCTTCATTTCGTCTTTCATAATTGATTTTCCTTTCTTGAAAAATAAGGTTAATAGTGTTCTATAGTTTTATTCTCTATTTGCTCGCACACTATTTAAGAGTTTCGCAACTCCATCACGACAGCCTTATCTGGCAGCCAACCTTTTATGAAATTTTCAAGGCGCAAAATTTGCATTAGGAAAATTTCGACTTGAATAAGTCCAGAAAATACGATAAGATATGCATGAGCTGGAAACGGTTCAAGTTGAGATGGTGTAGGCTTTCGCTTTGGTCGGTGAGGAGCCTACACTATTTTGTTACAAGGCTTTAGGTGTCACTTTGTATCTTGTTTCGACTGCAACAGTCACGTTGCCTTCTACATACGCCTGTAACAATGCTTCTGCTACTTCACTATATTTCAAGTTTTCGCTTTTGCATTTATTCCTAAAAGCATCTTGTAAGGATTCTTCGATCTGGATCGACATTGTTTTTCTCGCCATTTGAATTCCTCCTTACATGGTCATCTTATCTCTTTTTTCATGTTTTGTCAATCATGTTTTTCACGTTTTTTCATTTTTGTTAAAAATAGCCGCCAAATTTCATATATTTGACGACTCATAGATAACATAATATTAACTTTTCACTCCAATGACTTTTCCTTTTGAAATACCTGCTTCATTAGTTGAAAATAAATTGAAAATCCTTATCATTTATTTCCACGGTAATAAGTTCTTTGTTGTCATCAAGGATGTCTACGACTGCACTTTCATATCTTGAATATGCTCCTGTACACTCATACTCTTTTCCTTCTGTAAAATGTTCATCATTCTTTCTGCATATAGCTTTATTATTTTTATTCATCACACACATCCCTTTAAACGATTTCACTTTAATTTATAATCCGGAAACTCCTTGACATCCTTAAAATTTTTCCGAATTACAGAGTCTCCATATTTCAAACATTCATACCCCCAAGGATAACCCAATTTGTCAACCTTTATATTTAACCGGCTGCACTTTCCACAATCTCTATCGCAAATAGCCATAAGTCCTCCTATTCATTCTTTGTAAGTTCGCATACATGTTTATGTCTCCTCTAAGAAAAATTTTCAACTACATTTTGCAAACTCAAATATCTCATTCCAATTGCTATATTCACTCAGTTTCTCTTGTGGCACCAATAATTCATATTCAGATTCAATTTCTTCTTTAAGCCCATATCCATTAAAACTAGGACAACTCCCTATTTCAAATTGGTTATGCTTTTCTATCTGTCTAAAGACGACGATTACAACATCTCTTCCGGGCCTTGCCATATGAGTCGCAAAGCTATCAATCTGAATAATGGACTTATTCTCTTTATTTATATAAATATCTCCAAGTTTCACTTTGCATTCCTCCGTCGAAAACAATCTTTCATCGTTACATAGCATCCAGCATAGCTTGTCGTTCTTTTTCAGCTTCTACTAAATCAATATCAAAAAATTCAGCAAGTAACTTTTCTTTATTGATATAGTCTCCGTTACCCATAACATTGGCAAATGGGCTTTCTCTCTTTCGTTTTCTGTCAAACACGGTATATTTTCTCAAGAACCAATCAAGAAATTCTCCACAAAGCTGTGATTGTTCCCGAATTTCAATCATTCTATCCAGTGTTGGTGATTCAGATTTATTCATATTTTCATCCTGCCTTTCACATGGAAACAATTTTTCAATCTATTCTTCTATCAATTCAACTTCATAAGAATCTGGATCTTCAGATATTGACAATCCTTCAACAACATGAGCGCATCTTGAACATAATATAATACTTTGATCTCCATACTTTTCGCTTGCAATTTCCTTTGCTTTATAAGGCGAATCAGCATCTACGGTTTTTGTTACCGTACCTGTTACTAACATCTGTACATTATATTTCATATTATATCCTCCATTAAACATCCGCTAATCTTTTGAAAGCAATTTTTCGTTTGCTTATATCATCCATCTCTCCATCAAAACATCCAATAAATCAGCCATTAGATTTACTTGCCATGTGTTTGAACACTCAGAGTATAAATCCCTTATTTTGCCCAATTTATTATCTGGAATCATTCCTGTTTTCTGCCACTCTCTATATTGTTGACAGTATACTTTTAACTCTTCATCCGTCGCACTCTTAAATATATTCTCCATCTAACCACCTCTTGAAATCGTCATTTCATCTCTCTTCAAATAATCCTGTTAAATGTTGTTTATTAATTTCGCTTGTATGTATCCATTGATAATCAAATCCATTCTCTTCTTTACATTTCTGTGAAATGATATCATCAACGTCCATAGCTGTTAAATTATCTGGAACTTCTATTTCTTTTTCAATAGCATATCTTATTTTTATTTATTTCACCTCGTTTCTAATCAAACATTTTCAATTCTGGCATATATTTTTGAATAGCCTCAAATGCTCTATCCCAATCAATTATATTATCAGAAGCAAAAATAATCTCTCTTAATGCTTGTGCTGCGCTTTGATCTGACATTTTTTCAAATATTTCTTTTGATAGAACCGCTTTAACTATCAATTTATTTTGATGTGGATCTTGGTTATAAAATAATTCTTTTAAATGTTTTACCATTGAGTCCTTGTATTCGTCTACATTATATTCATATCCCATATCTGAAAAAAGTTCTATTCTATCTAAATCAACTTTTAAATTACGAATTATATTCACAAATATCTCCTCTCTCCCTTTGAAAGTCGAATTTCCTTACCAAATGCTTGCTTTATCTTGAGGTTTGCCAGTTTTAATTTCTAGTTTCCTGATTTCGCAACACTTTTCTGCTATTGCTTTGATATTCTCTTTAACGCATAAACAACGGTTTTCGGTATCACATGTTGCGAAAATATCGTTAAGTATAACATGAATACCCTCGATTGAATTAATATCTATTTTGTTTCCAAATTCATCTGTATATATAATTTTCTTCGACATATTTTTCTCCTTAATTCGATAGCAAGCTTAGATTTCTTAGTCGTTAAATAAGTAATCTCTTGCATATTCATCACCAAATTTGTTATACATCCATTTTCTATAATCTGATGTACAATTACCTGAATGGTGATACACTTTGACATCATAATCTGTAATTTCATAATCATCATCAATGATAATAGTTGCATTCGAGTCCTCTTTTAGTCTCTCTTCTTCAAATTCAGGAATCTCTACATATCCTTCAAGCCCAATAGAACATTCATCTCTTGTAATACACCTCTTGTAATATTTAATTCATTGATTTTTCCGTCTGAATCAATAAATAAGCCATATACTTCTCTTAATTCTTCATCTGTTAATCTATTTGTATATTTCATAAAATAATTCCTTTCTGTTTCAAAAGAAAACTTGGTTTCGTGTCACTTTAATATTCTCTTTTTAATAAGTAATGGTGCTATAATTTATACAGCACCATTATCTTCTAAAAATTTTCTATACATGTTTTCAATTCTATCCAAATCATCTTTGTGCAAATCACCGATTTTGAATATAAAGCTATCTTTTGTAAGCAACGTCACTTTTGATACTCTCGCAGTTGAAGCCAATCTCAAACTCGCTTCTTCCCAATAGATAATAGGCGTATCATAAGGGTCTTCTTTTCTTGCCTTATGCTTTGTTATCTTGACAGATAATACACCAAGTAAATTCTCATCAAGCACCACAACAGGTCTATTCAGTATTCTACTTGGATCTTCTTCTAATGGAAATTCAACAAACCATACTTCTCCTTTGTTCACTATTCAATACCTCTTTCTTTTTTCATTTGCTCAAACATATCATCCCATTCTGATTCAGTTGACCAATCGTCAACAGAAGATATTGTCGCTTTCCCATCTTTATTGTAATTTGTATTTTTCATTGCTAACTGATATGATTTCAAGCCATATATCCCAGTATTCATATCAGGACGAAATGGTAAAGCCTGTTCTCTTACGGCTTGTTTAGCAGCCATCGTAAAAAAAGTAGTCATATCCATTCCAAGATTAGACATAAGCTCCTGTAATTGTGCTTTCAGCGTTTCATCAATTCTCATTGTTACATTTGTATTTGCCATACATATCACTCCTTTCTTTAATATTATTATATTCTCCATTTGCATCACTGTCAATACATTGTTATAACATTGCACACGAAACTATTATTTCGTTTCTCTTTGGCTACCGTATACTTTCTGGACTCATAATCATCCACCCAACTCAGACAGCTCTTTTTGGTATTCTTTTAAATTTTCTTTTGCCCATTCATATTCTTCAACCGTGTAAAAGTGAGGAACAAATCCCTCGCCTCCCTCGTTAAAAAGATTGTTATATCTTTTTCTTTCTGCCTGAGCTTCTTCTCTGGTATATAATTTTTTTGCAGATTCGCAGCGCTCGATTGTGTATTGTAAATCCTCAATTTTTTCTTTCAGATCTTTCTTCTTTTTTAATATTCCTTGTTCTTCATTCATCTTAATCATTTTGTTCCACTCGTCTTGAGAGACAATATAAACATCTCCAGAGGAACTAACAAACTTGCCGTCGCTATCACGATCACCCAAAATTTCTCTTATTTGATACAGACTAAGATATTCCAAGTTTACACTGTCTCCAATTCCTACAAATCCGATTTCTCTGAACCACGGCATATAATGAGTTTTTTCTTCCTCTGTCAAGCGCCTTGCCTTTTTCAATTGGTTTCCATATACCAAATTCATTTCACATACTAAATATTCTTCCATCTTATACCTCCGCTTTGTTACTATCCTCCCAATAAGTGTAACATGCTTACCTGTTGCTTTCCAGTACAAAAATTGCATGTCGTAGAGCTGCCTTTTCATCAGGATCGGAAATTTTGCTTAAAATTATATAGAGTCTATTCATTTCCTTTTCTGTCAAATTCATTCGCCTCCGTTTCAATTTTATGTAACAATTTTTTTTGATAATTCGTAAGTTTCTTTTGTTTTATCCCTTTTATTTGGAGATCTAATTCAAAATCAAGTTTTCCGTATTTTTCCTTTTGTGTATACGCTCGCACAAGTATATCGTTTATTGTTTGCATTTCTTTTTTCTTCCATCATATTTTTATGTTATCCCAATCAACCTTATTATCAAACTCTGAACAACATTCATTTTTTATGCAAATCACCCCATCTTCTGTCATAATTAAATGCTCTGTAAATTTAATATGCAAAACATTGGCGCACATATTCATCGTCATAGTCCATTTTTTATCTCCTTCACTAGCTTCGAGAATTCCATTTGTATGATTATGTGCTATAATGAATTGTTCTGCGCCTGATAACAATAAAAAAGTAAACAATTCTCTACTGTAAACACACACGCATCCATAATCACCATGCCCAGCTTCATAAATGCCTTTAATGTTCCACGCGGTATCCATAGCAATTACATATAAATATTCTTCGTTACAATATGAAAGTTCAAATATTTCGTCTAACATGTCAGCCAATTTAAAATAATCAATTTCGCCATTATAAACTGTTTCATATTGATGTATTTTTTTCAATTCAGGTTTTCCATAATCTCTTTTAATCACCTTATATTCATCAACTATCATATTTCATATTCTCCTTTTTAATCAAATATTGTTTCTTCTATGATATTTGCAGCTAAATCATTATATTTGTTTCGATTGTCTTTTACGTATATCTTGGCTGTCGTGTCGGTTCTGGAATGTCCTAATAGTTGTTGCACTACATAGATATTTCCATTCGTCTTCTCTAACATCAAGTTGGCAAAAGCAGCTCTTAGTTTATGTGGCGAAACAGAATATCCTAATGCTTCCTTTGTAAATTTTCCAACTATTTCATATAAACTTCTCTGACTAATTCTTTTTCGCTCCGAAGAAATGAATAAAGCATCTTCTTCTTTGCCGTTAAGCAATTTTTCTCTTGTATCTATCCATTCTATCATAGCACCTTCCAATTTTGAACTCATTTTAAATATTTTATCTTTATGTCCTTTTTCTATAACGCTCTTAATTGTATGAGTACCAAAATCGATGTCTTCTACATTAATTTCACTTAATGCCGTTTCACGAATGCCGGTTTGAATAAACAACATCATTATTACTCGATCTCTATTCTGCCATTTATATTGTCTCGAAACACATCTATCATTTCCAGCTCCTGTTTCTACGGCCAATAGAACATCTTTTAGTTCATATTCATTTAAAAAAATCCGATGCACATAATCTTCGCCTTTCGGCCTCTTAATTCGTTGCAGCGGATTCTCGTTAATATATTGATTATCATATAAATAATCAAAAAAACTTTTCAATATACTATGATACCCTTGTCTATAAGACAGAGAACTTTCTTTTTTGCTTCCATTATTATCTATAGTGTAAGAAATTGAATCTAAAAATTTTGACACATCCAATCTTGTTATATTTGAAATATCTATATTTTTTAGATCATCTTGATTAATAAAACACAAAAATTTATTTATCTTTCTTATGTATTCCAAACAAGACTTCGGTTGTCTGCCAGACTTAAATTCATAGTAATAATCAGTTACAACACTTGGCAATTCATCCAATATTTTTTCTATTGTATTTTCCGTTTGTAATGAATGTTCTAGTCTACCCTTCATTGTCATTGCCTCCAAACATTATTTGTGTTAATAATCTAATATTATTTTCAAATTGAGCTAGTGAATTATTTACGCCTTGTAAAGTATCACTTAATTCATCTACTTGTTCTTGTATACTCTTCTTTGCATTAGGCACATCAGTTGTTTCTTCGCATTCACTTTCTTTGTTCATAAATTCTTCCAATACTTCCCCACCGTTTTCTATGTACCATCCAAACAAATCTTTTCCCAATATTGTTTCAACTTTCTCTTTGCCATGATAAATATAATAATTCGGAACAGAATTAATCATGGCTGGATATCTCGAAGAAAACATTATCATTGTTACAGCTTCATCATGCGAATCACATTCATGTAATCTATCATCATCGTCTGAATTATAATACCATTTCATTTTTATCTACCTCTTTTCTTCTCTTCTTCTTCTCACTTTTGCCTCTAATCTTTCAATATATTTGTCATTTAAGGCATCTATCTTATAATAATCAATAGGTCTTGAATAATATAACCTGTCTTTATACCATTTCCAGTCGGGATTTTTCATTTTCTCTTCATATTCTGAAACATATTTAGGAAAGAATGCTTTAATATCTTCCATTAATGCACCCATTCCTAACATAGATTCAAGTGTGCCATCGGTAAGTCGAACAATTTTCTTTGAATTAATATCAAATAACACACAAAATTCATCGCAACTTTTTGATGGCACATCAAGACCACAAAATTTACTTGTACCGCACCAAAGATTTAACATTCTCATATGTTCTAAGGTGAATATCATCTTCCTCGCAACATATAATTTTCCTGTTTTAAAATCCTTATATCTATATCCAGGAAATTCATCTTGTCTATGCTCATCCGTTCCATATTGAATATGCGTTCTATCGCTTTTACCGCAAGCAGCTTTGGCTTTCTCTTCTTGATATTTTCTTTCAGCCCTCTCGTCGGTCAAATTCCTTACATATCTTCCCGTGTCCGTATCTCTTAGCCATATATCTCCATTTGAAGCATGTTCTATGCTCATGCGATGATTTGTATCTAAGTCTCTTCTAGTTGCATTATGGTCGAGATAGGTATTACATTCATTATCCCTATATATCGTTTTATTTTCCTCATCTTCTAAAATATTTTTAATACTAGAAACACCTTTACATCCTAACCCAAATGCTGTATAAAATAACCCAAATAATCCCATATATTACACCCCCTTGCTCCATCTATCCATTTTTTCCTTATAATCATCACCAAATCCTTTTTTCATAAATTCATCTGCATTTCTTCTTTCGCATTCTTTCCTGTTTTTACCATCCATTAAATACGGAATACCATATACCACAAACAATGCAATTGCACAACCTATTAATTTTCCCATAACAACTACCTTCCTTATCCGATTTTACCAATGGAAATCAACTTCATATCTGGCAGCCGCCGATCCAGCTGCCGTAAAATTTCAACCCGTCTTTTTGTGCTAAATTCACTAATATTCATCGTTTCGCTCTCCTTTGGCTTATATTATATCACTTTACCTGTCCAATAAACAGGATTTGTAAGCAACTTAATATCCGTATTTCTTACATCTTTCCTCAACTAGCGGTTTCACCCTGTCATACGACACATCCACGCCAAACATCTTCAGCCATCGTTGCGCTTCCTCACATTCGCCGGATATCCAGGCTTCATTATAAGATCCATGACTTTCTTGCCTTTCTTTTGCTTCAAGATCGATGTAATGATCAAACATCTCGTTCAACTTTTCTTCCGTTATCGCAACCATATTTAAACCTCCGCTTTATTTATAAAGTGTATGCCTTCCGTTTTTATAATTCCAAGAGTACCCAAGCATCTCAGCAGCTTTCAGACCGCCTTCATAATACGCCTTTTCTTGATGCCTCTCCGGGAAATTTTCCGCAATCATCCTGCGTTCATCCAGCCACTCTTCCGTTCTTTCCCTAATTTCATTCTCGTTTTCTCTTCTCATGTTATAGTTATATCCCTCCATGCAAAAAAAAGCGGACAACCTATCAGTCATCCGTTCAATCAATTTCCATTATACGAAAGCAAACTTTCATTGCATTCCAAACACTTCTTCATGCAGTTAAATTGTATTTCAAACACCATGCTTTGAATTCCTCTTCGGTTATCTTTTCTTGCAAGTAGTCATCCCGAATTTCCATTGCTTCTCTGGTCTTTTCTCTCAAAATGACACCGCCATAATCCGCAAGTGTTTTCTTTTGAGTTGCAATATTTTTTCTTTGTGCCGCAGTCAGTCTATTTATGGACGCAGAGTAATCTTTGACGGCTAAATTAGCAATGATTTTTTCTATCCCTGCTGTATTTTTCTGCATAACATTCCTCCTGCCAAATACGGTTTTCGCTGATTCTATTCTTCCAAAAATACTTCACCATTTGTATCCACGAACTCCTGAATAATTTCTTCCGCCCGCTCTCGTGTAACAAATTTGCTTTTATGATCCCAATCGCAATATGGATGATTTTCAAAAGCACATTCCGAAACGAGTTCGTCAAGTTGCCCGAGTGGTAGACCATAAGATTCTTCCATTGCCTTTACGTTATCGTAAAACCCACAAATTGCCATTTCAATATCGTCCAACGACATTTCCTTTAAATCTTCCAAATTGGCAACAACGCAATACTCATCACATCCGTCCATCCAAATTGCCTGTACAAACAAGAATTTTCTATCTCCAAGATCTTTTCGGCACTGCATGCAATCATCGTCTGTTATCACAAACCCATTTTTCATTTCCAGCATGTTATCATCACTCCTTAATAACTTTAATTTTCCTATCATCTAAAGAAACTCTTTTTTTAATATCCTTGACATATATCTTCTATTGTATCTGCTAAGTTGAAATAAGAGTCAATTCCGTAGCCATGCAATATTTCTGTCATAAGACCACTTTTCTTATCTACAATCTCACAACAATGTTCCCATGTTTTTTCTTCATTGTTATATTCAATGCTTACATCAAGAAAATCATGTTCACATAAATCATACTCCCAAATTTTAGTATTAACTGATTCTGGCTTTTCACCATTGCCATCCCACATTTCAGGGTTCATCTGATTCAAAAAATCTTTTGCAATTTTTTCTGCCGTTTCTCTTTTCATGTTTATTCTCTCCTACTCAATTTACCTTTAAACATTATCTTTACACTCCAATTATCTTTTGAGAAAAACCAAACAACTTAATTAGTCTGTCTGTATAAAGATTAACACTCAATCTAAATCCACATTTCGTAAAATACCTTAACAGAATACAAAATGCGCTCTTACGATCACCGCCAATTTGAACATACCAGTCATGTTCACCACCAGGTATATGTGATAATTTTTCAATTTTCATCTTGACCTCCATTATTCGTCTACGTATTTTCGCTTTTCACGTATTTGCTTAAATTATTTTACTCTTTATTTGTCATAATGTTATCTCCATTCTCCAATATACTCAGAACATTCTTTTTTGAATTTTCCCAATATATGTATTAAGTTATCTATTTCATAAGAATCCTTAAATGTTATCTCAATTCTTTCAGGCTTAGATATATCAATATTGTCAGCAGTGTAGGGTAATGGTTTCATAAAACAATTAAATCCAATGTTCAAACCTTTATGTGTCAATTTTATTTGATTGACATTTTCTTTATTTCCAACAACTTTCAAAAAGATTTCACCTCCAAAATTCCGCAAGAAATGCGGTTTTCATCGTAGTTCTAATCCAAGTATTTCTTTTACGTATGTAGCTTTTTCTTTACTTTCGAGAACTCTTCCTTTGATATTGCCATCAATTTCAACGGCTGTGATTACTTTAAAATCTAAGTCCGAATGAAGAAATTCATTTATCATATCAAGCCTCTGAGTTGTTACAACAGGTGGATTTTCTCTTCTGGCTAATTCTACCCATTGTGATAATTCACTATAATGCGTTATTATATCTGGGTAATACGCAATGTCGTTATCCAAATCGATGTTCAGTATTTCTTTTGCATATCTTTCAACCGCATCATTTTTGCCTAGTAACAGGATCATATTCGTCACCATCCTTTAAAATATGTTTTTCATCGTGTTCAATATAATTCCCAAGCCTCATTATATTCACATAATGTTTTTAATTCACCCCAAATCTGACTTGAAATTTCCTTAATTTCAGTATGCTTAGAAATATTTTCCCATACAATCTTTGTTTCTTCTGGTGTGAAATCCTCTCTATAAATATCGTTAAACCATTTAATTAATACTTCATTTGTTCCATCTGGAAAAATAAATTTAACTTCCTTCGAATCGTCAGAACTTAAAAAACCAAACCAATATCCAAATGGTCTTTCATTTTCTGTTTCTTTTCTCTCTTTTAAATGTGCAGTCTCAACTCCACCAAAAACCTTTGCGATTTCACATAATTCTCTATCAAATCTAGGATAACTTGTACTTCCTGCATACTGATAAGCCATTCCCATTATAATTCCCTCCTGTCAAAATTTCCGTTTCTTCTTATTCTACATTGCCTATGGCATTAACATAACATTCATGAAATACCGTAGATTTATTTCCACTTTCATCAAATGTATCAATCCATGCAGACAATACTCTATAATTATTCCTACCTCGGTTAATTGTCTCCATAGCTTCTCCGAGATTTGCACACCCACTTGACATTGCAGAAACCCAAGGCTTACTATTTTCTGTATCCTGAATAAGTAATGATACCCAATATAATTTCATATTATCAACCTCATTTCTATCTAATCAAATCAAAATCCTCATTAAATGTTTCCATATCAGTTGTAAATCCACATTTGTTTTCATCAATAAGTATCATATTTTCGCCACGCATCATACATCTGTATTCATTTCCTTCTTTGAAATTACTAAAGCGATTGTCTTCCATTAATACTTTTACATCATGTTTTGCTTTTGCTTTCATATTATTCCTCACTTTCTAAACTAAGAAATCATCGTTTCATTGGGTTTTTATTTTTTCACATAAAATTTATGGCTAAAGCACCATTTAAGAGAATGTAATACATTTAATGTCTGGTCAAATGTTATACCAATAATACAACCATCCTCATAACAAAAGCCCTTATTTTGGTTAAAATAAATATATTCATCTGTGTCCAATCCATCAGAAAATAATTTATTTGCATTTCCTAGTTGAATTTGATTTAAACCTTCTTGCAAAGAAATCTCCCTGTATTCGTTTGTTGGTATAAATCCCATATATTTTACCTCCTTTTTATCGGTTGAAACTCTTGTTTACTTGCCTATTTCACATCCCATTTGACTTCATAGCCGGTAATTTTCTTTCCAAAATCACAAGCATGTACAACTACAGCTCCGCAATTATCGCACCATAAAGAAAAACTATTAACTCCTGCACCCATTCTATTAGCACCACCACGCCGCATTTTTGATCCGCACCAGATACAAGTACATTCGTTCGGAATCTGCACTCCATTATTTACAACGTTTCTAATTTCCATTATCATCACTCCACTTCTATATTAATTCATCGACTTCAACTACATCAGGATTATCACTAAACCATGAATTATTCTCTACAATTTTTTCTATCTCAACGACATCTCTTTCAGAATTAAAGCAATCATTATGTTTAAAATAAGCCGCCTTAACCTTTTCTCTTGCGTCTTCGTATGATTTTGCCTTTACAATTCCAACAGCCAATTCTTCAATTCTATATACATATAAACTTGTAATATCTAACATATTATCCTCCTCGCTATGCAGCATCTCGTAATATTTCATTAACTTCCGTTTCCGTAAGTTCCTTAATTATTTTCATTTTCTGCGCAAGAATCCAACTGCCTCCCTGACTTTCCGGTCTGTTGTAACTTGTCCAGTCTTCAACCTCGCACTCAACCCAGACTCTTTGCTCTCCGTTTGCAAGTCGAATTGATAAATGAGGTGCAAATGGTTTAAAACAACAATGCCAGCCGCATCGAACTGCAAATCCCTTTGTCGGATAACATTCTGCTTGCATCCATTCATTAAACGGTGTTGAATATGTCTTATGAATGAATAGCGGGTATAATTTTCCATCTGACAATTTTCGTAATAATTTATATGCTTTCATATTTCCCTCCAATAAAATAAGAGGCAGATTTCTCCACCTCTTATATATTCTCTTATCTTATGCTGCCTTCTCCGTCGAATCTCCTATTTTAGATCAACTCTTCCATTGAAAAACCATGCTCTCTTTCAAATTCTTCGTCGCTATACAAATCTAACAAATCTTGAATATTTGGATGTTGCCAATCAACAAAGTCAAATAATTCTCTTGCTAAATCTTCATAACCGCTACATTCCGTCATAAAATCATTTCCCGTATAACAATTATTAAGCACATTTTCAATTTCTTCATCCTCTAATACAGATTCCGTATCAATTTCGTTCATATCAACATCTGGAATATAAATAATATGATCAGAGGTTTCGAAATTTCCCTTATAAATTATACATTCCTGTCCATATGTCAAATCAAATAAATCTACAAGAAATGCACCTGCTTCTAATTTCATTTTCAATTCATTTTTTGTCATATTTCATCACTCCATTCCTAACATTCTTCCATAAGTTTTCTCTTGTAATAATCAATATATCTCTTATATTCTTTTACGCTATCGTGCACACCACTTGCATACTGTTGATGTACTTTATTGTGATTGTCATATAAAGTAAGATAAATTCCTTTTCTTCCATCATACATTGAATACTCGTGCAGCTTTACATTATATCCATTAGAAATAAGTTCTTCTTCTATCTGATCTGCATAATCCAATACTTCATTCCATTCTCTTAATTTCAACATGTTTATACCTCCATTTCCGCAAAATGTTCCATATCTTCAATCATTTTTTCAGGTGTATTTGCAAATTTCTCTTTCCAGTCTATGAAACAATATTTAAGATAGCTCTCAAAATTATCAATATTCTGTGGCTTCTCTGCAAATTCTCTTAATGTGTTAGCCAATTCCCTTGCATAATATCTCTTATATGTATTGTCATATTCATCTTCTGTAAGATAACTGTAACTGCTTAAAAATTCTTCCTTTGTAAGATATGTAAAGTCTCTCATTTTTTCTTTGTCATCAAGAAAATCTGCGTTTTTAAATTCATTGCTCATAAAATCAACCATCCTTTCCATTTGAAATTGCTATTTTGTATTGTTAAATATTAAAAACACTACTGCAAAACATATCATCCAAATGATATGCAAGAATCTTAAACTCTTCGCTTTCCTGCAACTCGTCAAACAGCTTTTCCAAACATTTTGTTTCGCAGGAAATTGCATCTTCATCGTCCCAACCATCAGTGAAATCTCTCTGGAATTCGATGAGTTTTTCCGCCATCTGGCGAGGCGTATGTGAAAAATCATCCCTTTCCTTTTCCGCTTTGCAGCAATCTGTATCGGGAACATTATTCCATTCACTTGTGTAAGTCTCAATGACTCGCTTTTTGATAATCGCATCTTTAGTGTCCCAGCGTTCAGACCAACCAAATTTAATGTATTCTTCTAGTCGCTGTTTCGCTAACACTAAAGATCTTACAGGAAACACAATTTCCTTGTATTCTCCGTCGAATTTGTCCCACATAAAAGCTGCATATTCAATAATTTTCTTCATTTTAACTCTGCCCTTTCTTACATAAATATATTTACGAATTCCCGCATCAATCAGGCTCTCATCAAGCAATTCTTGACCATTCTTCGTCGCTTTTAATCGCCCAGTGGTCTAAATTTCCCTTATCCGCACCTGTCTTTTTATAAATCCGTAATTTATATTTCATATCAAACCTCCGGTGAACCACTTATTATCTAAAACCAATGAGTTTCCTGCTTCACAGACCTCTTTATCCTACTGGAATAACCCACCCTTTACCTGTTGCTCCACATTTAGGGCAAGTATCAATTCCGCTTACATGATTTTCAGCAAGCCATGCTGCACCACATTTTTTACACCGCATCTTTGTGTAGTAACCACCGTTATTTTCACTGTCTGCATATCCATAGTCTACAAATCCAACTATTGCATTATATTCTAATATTCTTGTTTTCATTAAATCACTCCAATCTGCAATGAAATGGTAATATCAAACCTCCGTTCAATAAAACAAATCGTCGTCAATAAAATCTCCGTCAAATCTGTCATCTTCCCATTCATCCGGATCTTTCAAAGCCTGCCCAAATGCGTTGTACCACTGTCCACACTTCGGACACATCGTATCTCCTTGCAGCAAAATTTCTTCTCCGCAACTGCAAATAGCATGAGTCGGTTCTGTATACCACCAGCTTACTTTTACAACGCCGCGATTTTCAAATAACTCTGGATGAGAAAGACAGTATTTATAATTTTGAAACCAAATATCGAAATTCTCATCGTGGATTAGCGTTCCATCTTTGTTGCACGGGAATCTACATCCACAACCTTCTTCCTTTCCGATTGCCTGGAACTCTATTCCATATTCTACGTGCTGCATTTCTTTCCGTTCCGAAACAGTCTTAACAATGTGACTCATAATTGTTCCTCCGCTTTCCGTTTTAACCTGTTTTCAGCAGTTTTAATTTTAGTCAAACAATTCGCTCACACTCTGATGGATCATTTCGTTTCCGTGTTGAATCATCAGATTGTAGAATCCCTTGATGAACTCTGGAGTTGCAACTTTTCTAATATTCTCTGCGCTAGGCTCAATTCCAATATCCATCAGCGCAGCGCCAATGTCCTCATCGCACCATACAGTATTCGCGTCTCCCTTCATCAATCCTAAATCGACACATGGCATATAATCATCGCCGTACTCTTGTGCATCATAGGTGTCGTACGTTATTTTTACGTCATATTCGTCTATCTCCAAGTCGTTTTCTTCGCACCAATCCTTGAACAGTGTTTCCGCTTCCGTTCTTGTTTCTGCGCAAAACTGGATCGATCCAAAATCATCAATGCTCTCATCATAAGTAAATTCAAATGTATACATAATTTTTCCTCTCTGTTCCAACAAGATATACTTTACAACGCAGCTCTTATCTAGCCGCAATACGCTACACCGCAATAATTAAACACTTTATACACATCTACGCTTTCCTTCTCAATTTCACTCTCTGTTATCAACGGCTCATTCGAATAGTTTTGTAATATTCTTGATTCGTCTCCGTTGTATTCACACGCATACCATCCGTCATCCCATAAATCCATCTCCAATTCATTGTTGCCAAACACATATTGTTTCGCATTTCTAATATCTTTTATCAGATCAAGTTCTCTCCTGTTGAAATTTTCGTTTTCGATCACAGTAGCTAAACCATTATCGACGATAATTCGCTCAATTTCAGCCGGTTTTGAATCATCAGTTATCCAGTCGCTTGTCATTACTCCCATGATTTCTTCTATAATCATGTTCATGCTTTCTCTTGTAATTTTATTATCCATAACATAGCTCCTTTCTTAAATCTAAAGCCTTTTGTTTCGCTTAAACTTCGGTTCCGTCTGACCTCGTTATAAAGTTAATGTCTCCTAAACACACATAATCAAACTTTTTGTCATAGTATTCACCGCCAAACGTTTCTAGCGCTTTCTTTCTGGCTTCTTCCGGCGAATTTGCCTCAATCTTTACATCAACATCTGCGAAAAAATTAACTGTGTACTCTTCCATATTTCTTACCTCGCAATTCTAAATTTCTACACCAACTCATCAATCTCAACCACATCAGGATGATCGCTAAACCATGAATCATTCGTGATTTTCTTTATGTCGATTGTATCCATTTTCGGCGCATACTCATTGCCATAATAGCACGAATAAGCCGCCCTAACCTTTTCCTTTGCTTCCGTTTCTGAATCTGCTTTTACGATTCCTACAGCAGTCTCTGTAATTCTGTATGTGTATAAATTTGTAATATCTAACATTTCAATTACTCCCTTTTCGCTTTTTGCCTATCCAATAACCTCAAACCCGTTTTCGACTCCATCGTAGTATGCAATAAACCCGATGTTTCCATTATCGAATTGGACCATGTCATACCCCTCTTTGATGTTTAAATATTGAATTGCTTCATCAATATCAGGGACGCTTCTGTAAATGTCGCCGTTGAAATAATGACAGATATAATCAGATCCGTTTAGTCCGAAAACTTCTCTTTTCTCGTACTGCTCATTTACAACATCTTCAGGAGTATTTCCCATTGCTTTATTATTGGTAATAATTATATACTTTGGTGTATTTATATTTTTCATCCTTTCTATACTACTATTCAAAATTCCATGCGTAATAATTCTATGAACCTTTTATTTTTCTTAATATATTCTCGCAAAAAGAAATCCGGTTTACACGAAGCAAACCGGAAATAAAGATCTTGTCATCATACTAATCACTCTCCCTTCAATTCAGCATAACCACCATCGAAATTTTGTTTCCAACTTCTGTATATTCCGTTTGTATCTCTAAACTCTAAGTAATATGCATCTCTCCAATCCCAAGGCTCTTGCCATGCAATTTCTGCAATCTCACAAACGATTCCCTGAACATGAACAACATCACCAGGTTTTAAATCTCTCATACTAATCAGTCTCCTTGCTTTTCTCTTAACTGCTACATATAGTGTATATATAATTGCATGGCTACTATATAGTTCGCATTTTGCTACGAAACAGTTCTTTCCTCTGGTTTTATTTCCATGCTTTATCTCTTAAATCGTTGTAATTAACTCTCTGTTTTACTATCAATTCACAATCATCATATATCTTACGTAACTCAGCAAATAAATCAGCATACTCATTTTCATTTGCCTTACGAGTAGTCAAATAAAATTCATAACTTGCTTCACCATGCTGACCAATATGCATATATGACATAATATTCCCGTAATTTGCGCTCTCTTCTGGAAAGAATGCAATCACATCATTATATTTATTTTTTCGGAAAATCACTTTTACTTTATCCATATCAAGCCACCTCTTTTATTTTCTTTACTGTTCCTTTCCAACAACTATCAATCAGTCCATATGAATATTACGGTACGGCAGAGCCGCCAGTCCGGTGTGGCGAGAGCCACCCGTCCGGACTAACGGCGCCACTCCATTTTGTTTATTAAGTTTACTTTGCCATTGCTGGATCCAGTCCATATATTTCTCTCATAGAGAGGTCTTTAGACGGGTCAACACTTTCAATATCGATCTTATAGGAATCATACGATATACGATCCATGATAGCATCGGCAAGAGTACTTTCACCATCACAGATTTGCTGGTACCATTCACTTTCACGGAACTGAGAACAAAAGATCGTTGAAGATTTTTTACGTCTTTTATGTATCAGTTCAAAAAGATTTCTGGCTTCAGCTTCTGTCAGTTTAAGAAGCAGCCACTCATCAATGATCAATACTATTGGCTTGGTATATTTCTTCAGGACAGTTGCGAAAGTCCCATTGTCCCTGGCAGTCTGTAAGTCCAATAATAGATCGGGAAGTCGTACATACCGTACTGAGTAATAGCGCTTGCATGCTTCCATACCAAAAGCACAGACCATATAAGTTTTACCACTCCCAGTTGCTCCAGTAATAAAGATGTTCCGGTATTCTGTAATGTATTCACAGGTTGCCAGACGGTTGATCAGTGCTTTGTTCAGCTTTCGTCCAGAATGGTAATCGATCGCTGCGATGCTGGCATCTGGCTGTTCAAACTCAGCCTGACGGATCAGTCTTTTCAGACGATTGTTTTTACGGTTGCTGTATTCGACATCAACAAGCATGCCGAACCGATCTTCGAATGGAACTTCCTTCATTGCAGGATCATCTATCTGGATGCGGAATGCATCTGCCATAGCAGTCAGACGCATTTCAATAAGTTTATCGATTGTACTTTGATTTGTCATGCTTGTTTACCTCCATAGTATCTGGCTCCTCTGGTTATGCCGTGTGGTTTTACTGCCTGAGATGATTCTGATCCGGTATCAGGTTCATCCTTTGTTGCGGCCAATAGATTTTTGATACTTTTATAGCTGGGTTTACCGGAATAAGAGAGCGCCGTGGCGCAGACCTGTTCCAGTTTTTCTGGCGAATGTTTTCTGCCAGTTTCAATAATCCCATGCAGCTTCTGTAGGATTGCTGTTCAATCCTGCCGGAGGTAAGTATTGCATCGACAACCTTACTTGTGTTAATTCCAATCGAATCAGCCCACTTACGGAACCGTTCACCGTTCCATTCCAGATATTTCTGGTGTTCCGGTGGCATATGTTCTGTCACTGTAGAATACTGACCGCTTCTTCCATAGAGCCGTCTGTGAGAGGCAATACGATTGTGATTATAAAATATTTCAACCGTTGTATCTGTTATACGCACATCAACCTTATTTTTGATATACTGATAAGGCACGGAGTAGAACATTCTGTCTACTGCGATGTGATAGTTAAACTGGACGGTGGCTTGTTTCCACTCAGCCAGTTCAAAAGGTGTAGCAGGCAACGGCGCCAGTAATGGCATTTCTTCCCCAAGAAATAAACTGAGTCTGCTACATTCCTTTTTCTGGAATTTACGGGCATTGTAGGCATCCAGTTTTTCACGGATTGAAGCATTCAATTCTGCAAGAGAGAAAAACTGCTCATTGCGAAGGGCTGCTGTTATCCATGTGGATATCTTTCCTACTGATCCCTCTACATTCGGTTTATCCTTAGGTTTCCGGACTCTGGCCGGAAGGATGGCAAGATTATAATGTTCTGCCATCTCATGATAAGTTGTGTTTAAGGCAGTGTTGTACCAGTCACTCTTTTTATGATTCACTGCGGTTGTACAGTTATCAGAAACGAGCATAGGTGTGACACCGCCAAAGAAATCAAACATCTGGACATGAGCTTTGATCCAGTTGTCGGTTTTCTCATTCATATATGCTTTTACAAAAGCATACTGACTGTAAGTTAATACACCTACAAATATCCATGCATCCGTGATTTCCCCGGTGTCCGGATCAATGATGTGAGCAGGATCACCGGCCCAGTCAACTTCAATCTGTTCACCTGGTTTTCTGGGGATATGCATGGTAGCCCTGCGTTTTTCTTCATCCTTCTGGATATAGTAGCAGAACTGAGAATACATTAGAGGCTCTTCGCTGCTCATGCGGCACTCCTCGCAGTATTCTACCCAGAGAAGCTTTTTGTTTACGCCGTTCCGCAGAAGTTCTTTGCGGATGTAGTCAAAGTTTGGCATGCGTTTATTCGTTGCCGACTTATCCTTAGGAAACATCAGTTCCTCTAGTGCGCTGTCGGTCATGTCGAAATCCAGCGGCCATGAAAGATTGATTTCCGCTGCCTTTTTCAAAACCTTAGCGACTGTGTTTCTGGATACACCGCAACTCTGTGCGATGTTCCTCTCACTGAATCCTAAGCTTTTCAAGCGTAGGATTTCACGATACTTGGTCATAACTTACGACCTCCTTTATCTGTATTCACACCAAAGGTGTGTATTTACAGTATAAAGGAAATATATGTAATAGAGCCCAATAAGGCGGCTCTGAATTACCGGAATATATGGCGCTCATTCTCCGGAATGGTGGCTCTCAAAGTCCGGACAGGTGGCTCAGAGATCCCCGGAATAATCAGTCCATAGACTTCATCAATATCATATCCATGCATCTTACATCCCTCTACACAAAAGACTGCATATTTAATAGGGAGTTTAACATCCTTATCTAGTTCTACTTCTAATACAGAACCACCGCCAGACCAAGAATCATATAACCCACACATTGTTTCTTTCCCAAGAACAATATAAGATTTTGATTTTTCATTCTTTCGTGGATCGTATTTTCCCTTTTCGTCATATTCCTTGTTCTGCAATTCTATTAAATCAAACAATTCAAATAACGGCATTTTTACAAGAAATGTTACAGTTCCCATATGTGATGAAAGATTTTCAAATTCCTGTATGCAGCTTTCAATAAATTTGTCTTTATTTTTATCTCTATCTACATAATATCCGTCATCTCTATGTACTTGTTTACAAGCCTTTCTTAATGCAGTTGCTTTACCTTGTGTTTTTGCTAACCACAGCATAGATGATTCTTTATCAATACTTCCATCTCCTGAATTTCCATACCAATTCAGAACATTATCGCAAACGCAATCGTAATTCCAATTACCACAATCCACCATGATATTTACTTTGACTTCATTATTAAAATCCTCTGCGTTGTAATAAAAATATGTATTTTCTTTTACATATTCCCATATCTCATCAAAATTATCTGTAAAATACTCTTCCTCTTCATCTGTCAGTTCTTTACGAATATCCTTTTCAAGCTCATCTTCTCCGTACTCCATCGCATAATCCATAGCCCAATCAACTAATTCATCATTAAAAGCCTCGCTTGGATTATTATGCTCAAATATCTTTTTTAAAAAACCATCAGAAAGTTCTCTATCTCTATAGTCAGTATAAATTTCGATGCCACCATGTTCATTTACACCCCACATTTTCTTTAATATTTCATCTATTCTGGTTTTTAATATTTCCATTGTCATATCAATCAACCTCGCTTTCTATGCTATCTGCCTTACCATATCTTCGATATTTCCATTCATTACAATCACAGCATCTTTGTTATCAGGATGTTCATTCATGAAATCTCTTAGTCTCTCAAACAGATCATTGTCTGCATCTTCAATCATCTGCCTTACATTTTTGTTGCGCAGCTTAATCAGATAAACCTCTTCATAATACTGTTTGAATAACAAATTTTTCTTTTCACAATACTGCTTAATTAAATCAATCTGTCTCTGTTCCTCTTTTCTGATTGCTTCAATCCTTGCTTTTTCATTGGCTTCTGCCTGCTCTCTTCGCTTTCTGTTTGCAATCAGATAATTGAATAATGAATTTGTTTCACACAAACTCTTGATAACCGCATTGTCAATGTCGTATTCATCAGGACTATCTTTATCAATCCACCATAAGAAATTATCAATTGTCCTATTGAAATTCTCTTCAAAAATACATCTGTTACCAAGATTTCTGTTGTAGATTTCATCTCTGTTTCGCTCAATCCGTAATGATGTGTATACATTTTCATCTGGTTTATCATCGAAGATAGTCCATTCATATCTATCCTGTCTGCCATATACAGTTAATCCGTATGCACTATACAACTGCTTCTCTTCATTCTTTAAATATAAAAGTCCCATTTTGTTTACCTCCTAAAGCAATTCGTTTACATGTTTCTTCAGCCACGCATATGCCTTTACCATCGAATCAAACGGATCAATATCTAGCCACAGCATAACTTCATTTGAAATAACTGCCTCAGTTGTATACCAAGGCATATTTTTCATTATTTCATATTTTCCTTTACTGTTTTTGGCTACAAAATAATCGCCTATTCGTAATTCAATTTTCCCTAAACAATTCCGTGCGATCATCGTTCCGCCATCCTTTCTACATTCCCTTTAATTCTATGTCAGAAAACTTGCTCCATTTTCCAGTTTGAACATCGTTCATGCGCTCTTCAAACGTTCTTTTTCGCATCTTGTACTGTTTTGTTGCAACACAATACATTCCGTAAACCAAGTCGTTTCTCGTATCAATAATCATAAAATCTTCAGGATGATTCATGTCATCGAGAACGTACTGCATGAAATCTCTAAAAACGATTATCGAATTTGTTGTACACCAAACCATAACTTTGTCTTTTTCTACTGTTACAAATTTAACTGTCTGCATAATATTCGCTCCTTCCATTGCAAAAGGCAGACACATTCCTGCATCTGCCTTTAATTACTTTCTTTAATATCCATAATTATTTGCAATCTCATTAATACAATCATATTCTGTCCGGTCTACCTTTCCCACACAATAAAGCTCATCAGCTTTAATCGCCAGCTCTTCCGACTTACTTTTTGGAACATTGAATTGGCTTTCCAATTCATCCTGCATAAAATTAATCCGTAAGCATCTAGCAGCTTCTAACATTTCCGCCGTTGATAATCTGTATCTTTTTCCGTTTCTTGTAATTGTCGCTTGCATATCCTCACCTCCTGAAATTACAATTTCCTTTGACTTTAGAATACAAATACTGCTGTTGTTCTTGACGTAATTGCATATAATTTCCCAGTTTTGTTTCCTTTTAACAGCATTCCATTGCATCCATATACACCACTTGAATATCCAACTTGCGTGTAATATCCCTCTGTTTCTTCAATCTTCCTTCTCGTATCATTATTTCCATATGTAATATCTTCTGCAAGTCCATGTTTTACCATCTCTTTTAGTTGTCTCTGTGTATATTTTGTCATATCTTATTCCTCCGTTTCTGTTTCGTGCCACTGTAATCCTCTTGCCTTATATAATGGAATCCAATGACTTTCATAAAAATCATAACCAGCTCCATCAATTCCAAAGAAGTAACCAAACTCTTCGCTTTCATAGATTCTAAATCCGCATTGTGACATCAGCTCAATTCCGTTTTTTTCTTCTAACCACCAATCATCACAACCATCTCCAAAGCTCCACATTGTTCCCCACATTGGAAGGTAATCATCATGGCTAATTTCAAAATCTCCATTTTCGCATCTGACTTCTTCTCCATTGTCAAGAGAGATAATGTATTCTTCCGTTTCTCCGTCAATATCTGTAATCTCTCCATAGTCTCCGTTGTCAAATACATATACTCTGTCATATTTACTTGGCTTTGTAACTTCTGTCCAATCATCAGGATGATCCTGGAATAACTGTGAAATCATTCCCTGTGGAATTGCATTCATTTCATGCACCCATGCTTCAGTTGCTTCTTTAATTGTTTTAAATTTACTCATAATTATTTCCTCGCTTTCTTGTAATAAAATAGGCAGCCAGATTGTTATTCTCCAGCTGCCTACATTTCGCTTTGTAATTCAAATTTTCAGGATACGAAGGTTGAAGATTTTAAGACGAAAAACGGACGCACGCCAAAATCACTGCCACACCAGTCGTAGCCGACGCGGCCACCGCCAAAGACACACTGAACATCGCCAGCGCCACAGCCCGACGGAGTGGAATCTGGAGTGATGAGTACATAGCGGAAATCACAATTACCAACATATTTGTGATATTTCACATACTCCATAACATTCATCACGCTTACCTTATCGACACATGTTGCATAATCGTTATATCCGTCCAAAGAGATTAAATCTCGTTCAAATGCTACGATGTTTCCATTGCCAAATTCTCTCTCAATCACCTGAACATAATCCTCGTTTAAATACTTCCTAATATTACTTTCGGTCCAATTATTCGTATCGCCGAATCTCATTGTCTCATCAAGAAGTTTCCTTCTTACAACATAAGTTACGAAATGCTCGTGTCCACAAACGATATATTCGGTTTCGCTTTTGCCCTTAAAAACATCTCCAGGATTCAGATCTCCGAGTTTCCGTTTTGTTTCCGCCCAATTCAGGCAAATTTTCCCGTCTACAAAAGACGCATCCACATCTTTTCCCAGATTATTTTTAATTTCAATTGTCATGCTTCCCATTTGTTTTTCCTCCTTATAATAAAATAGGCATCTAGTAGATTATTCTCCAGCTGCCTTTGCGTTTACTATAAATTGTATTCTTTCCAATGTTCTTCCCACTCTTTTCCGTATAAGTCTTGACATCTGTATTTTAAGAAATCGAGTGTTGTTTGCTTATCAAGTTCGTCTCCTTTTGGTGAATATGGATCATGTAAGCAGCCATTATTTACCTTGAAAATCTCAATCAAATCATACTCCAAAGCTCTCTTATAAGCTTCTCTTTCGTCAATTCCATTCTGTCTTGTCCAAAACTTTACACAGTCTGCATGATATTTCTCAAGTTTTATCTGTGAATCATTTGCATTTAACATTAAATCGCCTCCTAATATGACTTTCCACCAATATACAAACCATCCTTTTCTGCCGCATAATTCTTCCATAATCCCTTGAACAACTTAACAGCTCTATCAAAAAAGGCATTTTCCGTTGTTCCGTCATCATTCTTTGCAAAATCAATGAAATCCCATTCTGTTGCTCCATCTGGCACAAGATATATCCATGTCATATAAGCCTCTTCATCATCAATATTACAGACCATAATGTGCATTGCAATAATTGCATTAAGTCTATCCATTTCCTTATTAGAAAAGCCTTTTACTATCTCTTTCGCTTCTTCATCCCATTTTTCCAAAATCATAAAATCAACCTCCTATAAATTTATTGCATTTCCATCTTCATCATATTCAATTGGTGTAATGTGAACGGCATAACCGATTTCTTTTTCTTTGTCATAAATTTCCATCGTACCGCCTGCACAAAATTCAAATGCAAACCGCTTGTCAGCTGATTCAATCAACTTAATCAGATGATCCATAAGTTCATCTAAGTTCCGTGCTTTTTCTTTTGATTCCTCAATACTTGACATTTCTCTTTACTCCTTTCAAAGAAATTTTGGTTTATTTGTTAAAATAAATCATTCTTTTTTATTTCTTTAAGAACAATCTCTCTGTTCTTCAAAGTAATTGTATATGGTATGCCTCCTCTATATCCAAATATTTTACCAGATTCACGCATTTTTCTGTTGTCTTCTGCTGTAAACCTCCTTCCACTACTAACAACAGATCCAATTTTAAATAATTCAGAATTAAGTTTCTCCTTTGCATTTGCTTCACTATCAGCTTCTATATTCCTTGTACATGTTTTAATCTCTTCTTCATTAGTTGAACTATCAACATAAGTTTCTGAAATTTCAAATACATATACGTTATCATAGGCAGGAATACCTAATTCCCAACATACAATTTCTTTTGCTTCTGATTCTAAAATTCCTTGCAGGGCTACCCGAAAAGAAATTCTTTCATCCTTTGAAAGCCGTTCATACTTTTCCATTCTTTCTATTTCAAATGGAAATTCATAATCAACCACTCTGCCGCTATCATAAAGAGCATCAACAGTTGCGTCATCACAAGTAAAAAATGAACCATCAGAACAAACAAACCAATTTGTCTTTCCCTTTCCCTCTACATCTTTTACAGTTGCGAAATCTTGATACATTTCTGTTGGACAATCAATCTCTCCAATGTATCTATACTGCAAATCTTCTTTCAGACTTGCAACCCGTCTCCGTGAATCTTCCTCTATAGCAGAAAATAAATTCTGCCAATCTTTATTACTTAACGCTTCTAACTGTTCCATAATATTTGCCATAATATCATTCTCCATTCAGATTTAGTTTGTCATCATCAGTATACAAGTTACTGTCTTGTATAGACCGCCTGTAATAAGGCGGTTTCGACTTAATTCTTTGTAACGAAATCTTGGTTTCAACCGTTATAATTTTTGCAATAAATCCCATAGTTCCTGTTTCTTTATTTCAAGGTCGATTTTATCTCCCTCATACATATACAAAACATCATCATAAGATTTAATTTCTTTTACTAATTCACGAATTTGGTTAATTTTTTCTTCCATATTGCTACTCCAATCTTCTAAATAAATACTAATTTCAAATACTCATTGTTCCATCCAAATAATCATTTAAGCCTTCAAAATAATCTTCGTTTTGCTGTTCCTGATGAACAAATCCCTGTTCGCACTGTTCTTCATAAGCCGCCTTCTGTGTCTCTTTATAAATAATTTCATCAATGCCATTCATTAAAATAAATCCTCCATATCAATATACTCTCCTAATTGCATTATTCATCATCATCATCATCTTCTTCCTCAATATCAATTTCATCGCAATACAATCGACATTCATCAATACGATTTCTTATTTCAGTTTTGCTTAATGGTACTTCTGATTCAATTATTTCAACATCATCATACCAAATTTTGTTTATCTTATACCTGTACATTACATTCTCTTTAGAAATCTTAGATTTATTAGGAATCCCAGTCTAAACAATTTTCACATGTTCTTCCTTTATCGCTCAAACAAATAAGTTCTGTATACTTTCCACAGCAATCGCAATATCCAAGAAGACTATTTCTTGTCCATTTTCCATTGATTTTGACGTATCTTTTTTTATAATTCTGCATGATTTCAGGAATTTTATCAGAATATATAACAACTCTTGCACCTGCATGAACACTTGTATTTGATTCTACAAACACAACTTTCTTTCCTTGTGATAAAATTTCATTTTGTCGCTTTTCTAATTTATCGTAAAAATCAAGTGAAGTAAAACCATAAATGATTTCCTTATTTGATTCGCAACCATCATATAGATTCATAATATCCTCCTATCTTCAAATGAATCCTCTATACATATTGTTTCGGCTAATACGCTAATACAGATGTATAATAATCTAACTCAGTTTCATCTAATCCATGTTCTTCAGCAGATTCAACGTCTTTCAGTATATTAAAAACCATATCTATTGTCATATCTAATGTATATGATTCCCAATATTCTTCTTTTGTTAAATCATCATCTTCTGAACCGAGAAAATAAAATGCGTTATCACCAATTCTACAGCAAATGCCAATACATCCTGCATATTCTTCTTCGATTGAAACAGTTCCAGATTCAAAACCATTTCTAATCATTTCTCTTGTAATCATGTCCTATCCTCCAATCTTCTAAAGAAATGCGAATTTCACTTATAACTTAACTCCGTCTGTAGGTAGCCCAAATTCTTTTACCAGTTCGTCAAACACATCATCTGGCATTTGACTCAGATTATCTTTAATTTCTTCTCTGCTAAAATCAAACGGTGAATAACCGAAAAACTGTATAATTTGTTTGTCGTTTGCCTCATGTAATATAAAATCAATCATCATTTCTTCAATATCCATTCTGTTTCTCCTTTTTTAAACTAATGAAACACACATTTATTAAACTGCCTTAAAATAATCTAAACCAATTTCTTTTTCTTCATCAAAGAAATTAAAATCTAATCTATCTTCGCTTCTGTATACAGTTCCAGTAATTACAAGTTGCATACTTTCTGTATTATTATTCCAGCGTCCGGCGTATAAACAATAATACTTGTCATCATTTGGAACTACAAATAAGATTGCAACTTGGTTATCAATATCAAGAGGAATTTCCGTTATTTCTGCATCATCAGGAACATTCGCCATATCCATTAGTTTCCGTGCTAAATCACTTTTATTCAGCGATCTACAATCAGTTGAATTTTTTGCACAGATTTTTCTTACAATATCTATAAAATTCATTAAATCTACCTTCAATCTTCCTATGAAAACGTATTTCTACACTTCGTCTCCCTATAATTTGAAAGCTACTTTGTCCACAACACTCTTGACCATGCTGCGAACATTTTCCGACGTTACATTAACCGGATAATCGTATCCATCAATCACGACGGTAATCATTTTTTCGCCGTATTCGTTTTCGTCCGCTACGACTTCCACGGATTCGTTTCTGCCTTCCGCCATGCCTTCCAGCAACGGACGCAGCAGATCAACCGCTTTTTCAAGCTCAGTTTTCTCTTTTTTCTCTTTGTCAAACGACTCAAAAAACTCTTCTACAATCTGATCTCCTGTTTCTGCCAGCGCTCTCTCTTCCTTGATTGCCTCCTGAATGTCCCGGACAACATCGTTCTGGTAGCGCCATACACAATCAAGATTGTTGTTTCCGCTGTGATCTTCTTTTACCAGCCAGATTCTCTGCCGTCCGACTGTGATATACTCCTGACCGCTCCAATAGCTAAATTTCCCATATTCAATTTCGAATCCGACGCTTTCCAGTTTCCGTAAAAAAGCGTCATTTACCTTACGATCCTTCTTTAAAAATTCTAAGTTTTCTCTCATTGTCATTTTCGTGCTCTCCTTTCACTTATGCGCTTGCTGATGCAGCAGCTGCCGCCGCTTCTTTCATGATTCGCCGCTGAAACCCTTTGTTCATCGGTTTGTGATTTCCGATGCTTGCCTTATGCCTTATATGGGACACCATCTTTCTCGTAAATAAGATGTCCGGCATGTTTCCGTCCAACATCGTAGCCGTACTTCTTAAGAAACTTCTGCATTTTCCGACCGTCTTTTGTCAACCTTGTCTTGTTGCTCATAAATATTCTCCTTTCGCTTTTTTATATTTGCGACACATAGCCACATCCATACACCGGATAAACTCCGATGCATGGTCTAACTATGTACTTACGCAATATGTACGACCTTTCCGTTTTCTACGCGGCGCATCTTGTCCAGACACAGCTCGCCGGAAATTTTATCTTCCAGATACAGGGATACGGCGATTCTTGTATCTAACACCGGATATTTCGTAACCGCTTCCGCCTTCAAGTGCGTGCCATCAATGCTTCTAAGCAGATCAACAAGCGCCCTCTTTGTATCTCTGCGATCGTCCGGATAAAGTGTATACATATCTCTCAATCCTCTCAGCATATAGGCGGCATATCCATTTGCCTTACGATCAAAGCCAGCTTTAAACAGCACATCAAAAACATAATCAGCTGCCTTTCCGCTTTCTTTTCCGCACAGATCAAGCGTTTCTGTGTAGCTTCCTAACACATGCGCTTCTCTCGCTCCTTTTGTTGCCACGAACTCAAAGCCGTATTTTTTACGCAGCTCTTCCAGTTTCAGGGTTGCCTTATCGCCCATAATCAACATGGCTCCGTGCTTCTGAATCGGTGTCATGTTTGCAACCTGCTTATTCTGGAATGCATACATTTCCGCCTCGTACTTCAGGCGATCCGTTTTGTCCTGCGGCGCATCCAACAGAATCATGACTTTCAGTTCTTTGTATTTCTCTTTGTTTACGATCTGGCTCGCAATCCATCTTCCATAACCATCAACCAAATACACCTTACCTTCTTCCCAGTGCGGCACGCCAACCAGAGGAAGCAGCTTCGATTCATTCCAGGCATTCGTCAAGTAACGTAAATCCCTGCCGGTTCTGGTTTCCGTCTGATAACGTGTGTCGATTTCCATCAGCTCAACCGGGATTTTCAGGATGGTTACGCCCTCGCCTGCATCCAGAGCAGATTTGCATACACCTTTCAGGAACTCAACGTTGCCTTTGTTTACCTTACCGCTAATTACTTCAAAACTTCTGCACATAATTTTAATCTCCTTTTATTTGCGTTTTATTTTTATCGTTATTCAGTTTTCTTTTGGTATAAAAATAGCACCTACCTTTCGATAGATGCTCAGTCCAAGTCCTTACTGAGCTGCGTCAAATTCGGACACAATCCCAGACCACCATCAACCGCCGGAACTCTTCTATACGCATCCCGGTGTGGACAATCTGCCTTGTTACAGTCTGGACAATAACAGCGCTGGTATTCTTCATAGCTCATCCGCCAGCGTGTGCCTGAGAACTCTTCTCTTGTCATGCACATTTCGCTTTTTCCTCCTTATCTTAACTTAAAAACGTTTACTTTGGTCATAAAAAGACCGATTCCAGCCGGTACAAGCACAATAGTTGCGCTTCCGTCTCCGGTCAAAGGAGCCGCTGCAATTCCGACAGCCACCAGACCAATGCCCAGAATCTTCTGTATAGCCTTTTCTTTTTTGCATTCCTGCTCGGCGCAGATAATCTGCCTTGCCTCTGTTAATGTGTACAGTTCCTCGCTTGTTCTCGCTTTCATTTCTTCGTTTACCTCCTTGTTTAATCGCCAATGCATGTATACAACAGCTGGTTCTGCTTTGTTTTTCTTCATTTTTGCGTTTCTCCTTATATTCTCCAATCCTTATTTTTCCCAGTAATATCCGGAACCGTCCGACATGTACAGATGTAACCCGTTTTCGCTTGCGGTAAAATCTACCACCTGGCGCATGTCTACATAGTTGTTCAGGAACTCTTCGCTTCCGGTGTCAACGTAGCCGTCCGGAATGGTTTCCACAGTTTCGGTTCGGATTTCCGTGACTGTTTCGGTTTTCGGCGCGCAAAAGCTGCCCGTGAAAAAAGCGCCCAGTGTGAGCACTTCAATTATTGCGACGAATGTAATTTCCTTCATCTTTGCGTTCCTCCTGCAATTCAATCCCAAACATCCTGCCTTGCGTCGTGTAAAATCCGTAAGATTTCGTTTTCCGTTTTGGCAGCTTTAATCCGTTCGATTACGTCTGCCTTATAGCATAACTGTTTTGCAATTCTGATTGCGTCATATTTTGCTTTTGCCATTTGTTTATTCTCCTTATTCGTTTGCGTTTGTTTTTTTTATTTCAAGTTAAACGTGCCTTCTTTTTCGCAGGAAGATTTCAGTTCTTCAAATCTTTTCTGCGTCAAAACGTGCCCGGTTGCTGACGTATCGCCAATTTTAAGGCATCCCCATTCGCCGGTTTTTCTTGCGATTGTATACATCGCGTCATCCATGTATACCGTCGTGAAGTTGCTGTCACGCTCATATTTTCCCGTAATTGTCATGTTCTTATCCTCCCTACATCTGTTTTGATTTCGCTTGCAGCTCTGCTTTGACTTACATGGGGAAGTCTGAGATGGTATCCCATGCATCCCATACTATCGACATATCTCTATCCGACAGTGCTTTAAATTGGGACACAAAGGCAAGAAAACACATTAAAGAAATGTTGATAATCGGTCTGTCAACTGTGAACAGGCTTCCATCTTCATTTACAAAAGGTAAGGGATGCCATGCGTTTCCGTTTCTTGTAAACAATGCGACTTCAACCTTGTTATCGTCCCGCTTAAAGAGTCCGCCGCATACAATGTCAAGAGTGCAATTATCACACTTGACAATAAAATTCGTTCTCTCTTTTTTCATCGAGAACCTTTTCAACATATCTATAGCGTCATTCATGCTATAGTTATTCAGGCAAACTTTTACCATTATGCCACCTCCAGTTTTTTGTCTTTATGTTTATTTTTTCGCTTTTGCGAAATATGCAAGTGGGAATCGAACCCACTGATAAATACATAGTTGTTAGCTACATATCATCCACCACATATTTGCATAATTTGGGTGACTAAACCTTATACAGTCAACAGTTTATTATTTTAATTCGCTACCAACTGTTACGAATATCTTTGGTATTCCAACCACAGTTTAGTACAAACCGATTACAAGACATACGGTTATCGGTGACGTTGTTATATTTCTATGCAAACCGCATATACTTTATAGTCTCGACCGATTACTGAATACTGTATGTATATATACTACATACTGCACTGTCGTTGATTCTTATATCAACACAATAGGATTTACTGTTGGGGATTGTACCAATCAGACCTCATACACGAATACAGACAGATGTATTCAACATTGATGTTGCCACCAACTCTTGTGTACTACAAATATCCACTCAATCGTGTAACCAATCAACCGATTCAACCCTAGTGAGACAATCAATACCACTACTTTCATAGCAAAGACATTTATCAAGATAACGGCAGATAATGATTTTTTAGTAATCAAAACCAATATTACCTATCAATCCGCCTGAGTTAATACCTCGTTGGCGTTAGACTATTCACATCAGATAACGGCGTCCCTCCTAACGAATTGATGAGCCATCGTATCTCTGTGGATATTTTATGACAGAGCGTTGTGTCAATCACGCTACTGTATTTGTACTAGGATGCGAACTCCGAACACCTATGTTTTGATGTGTTATCGGCTTGACCTACTTTAGAGCCACCACTTTCTTCTGCTCTTATCCTCGGCTTTACTGAGCACTGTAAATACTCATTGACCTCGCCACCTAGACCAGCTCCTACTGGTTTGTCAGCCCTCTACGACATCTCCTCGTTTATGCTCCTTTACGGAGCATACCCTTTACCGTTCAATCACGCATGTCCTCGTGAATCGTTTACACTCATCACTTGTTTATGCCACCTAAAGCTCGTATGTAGTTAATAGGCACTGTGCACACCGTCCTTTCTTGACGAGATTGTTTATTCGCACACATCCAGCGGTCGGTTTATCCGCTGTAATATTTTGTGCTGTAAACCGTCATATGATTGCACTTACTCGTGCCGTTCTTTACCACGAACCGTTTGGGAAGAACTGTCGTATCTCTACAGCCCGTAACGTTTTTATTTTTCTGCGTGAGCATTACACGCTTGCTTGGGATTTTTGGGCATGAAAAAATGCCCTGAGAGAATCCGGTTACAGGATTATTCCAGAGCGTTCGGCATTAGAACGATTGCCAATGTGCCACGGTATCAGTGGCTTTCCGACCTACCCACTCTTTGAGTGGGTAACGCACTGGGCTTGACGGCTATTTATACCCGCCCAGTCGGGTTGTTCAAAGGCTACTTTGTAGCCT